AGAATTGTTTTCACGTGTGTTCGCACTCGCGTTCGCGTTCCTCGCAGAATTGTTTTCACGTGTGTTCGCACTCGCGTTCGCGTTCCTCGCAGAATTGTTTTCACGTGTGTTCGCACTCGCGTTCGCGTTCCTCGCAGAATTGTTTTCACGTGTGTTCGCACTCGCGTTCGCGTTCCTCGCAGAATTGTTTTCGTTTGTTTCTATTTCGGATTCACTATCCGATTTTATGTTTTCCTCTATTTCATCCGAGAATGTAACACGTTTTCCTCGGCGACCACCAGGTAAAAGTATGGGTTCTCGCACGTTCATACTCGCAAGACGTCGACCTATAGCACGTTTTAATTCTACTTTAGTTTTATCAACTTCAACAAGTCCAACCTTTTTCGCGAGTCTTTTCATGACACTCGATTTCGTGTCGGATCGAAATAATAATTCGTAATCTTTCTGTTTAAGCGGAGATTTATCGTCTAGTAAATATTTTTTATCGCGCGTAAGCACTAATGGTGGTAGCGGTAAATTACCACTCTTAGTATCCCGTATGATATCACACGTCTTGTCTCGAGACAACTTCACACTTCGCCCAGTGTGAAGTTTTATCAGCTTCCTGATATTTTTCATTTTTGCGTCAGGATCACAGACGTCCATCTTGTTATATCATCACAAAAAAATTAACTCTCCACACCCAACATAAACAATCTTAGTTTATCGTCATATGACATACCGAATGAATAAAGATCATAGTCTTGTGTATCAATTTCCACACACGAACCGAAATCTTTAGTATCTACGTCAGACATGTGAAGAATAGTTGACAACATCGCACGCATGAATCCCTTGAAATCTTCTATTTTTTCAAAATGACGTGAACGTCTTTTTAACATCACACACATTATTTTATCTTTACGTTTACCTATGAACGGTGTGACGGGTATGCGTTCTTTTGTACATCCATCGACATAAATCATATCTTCATAAGTTATTGATGATGCGATTAACGGTATCGAAATACTCATACACACGGCATCTATAACTTTCATATTTGGATGTGTATCTACTGAAAAATATTCCGTGCGTCCCCTATTTAGGCAGTATGCTGATATGTATATCTTTTTGTATAATTCGCTAAATGTTGGATCACACCCATATAAATCGACGAGAGCTTCTCGAACAGGTTTCATGTCTATTAAACCATATTTCGATAAGAAACACCGTAGTTTAAATTTGGTAATTTTAACTAGGTTTATTGTAAGAATCTTGTCAAGAACATCATCTAAAGGTATTTTTAAGGCTAAACACACACCTAAAATAGCACCAGCTGATGAACCAGATATTTCTTTAATATTTGTGAGTTCGGATTCATGTTTTTTTAGATATCCAAGTAGAGAATAAATTCCCATGGATCCTGGACCTAAAATGAGATATTCCATGACCGGTCACTTAATAGAACTGAGGAAATTGCTTTCGTAAAAGAGCGAACACAACCGCGAAAACGACGGCATGTGTGAGAATGGCGGGACGAGAAGTTTTGCCAGACATCACCTCACCGGGGGGGATTGTCAAAAGCATACCAGGGCTTAGAGCGAGGAAGAGGGTCGTCGATACAAGAAGATCGTTCCTCGTAAGAACAAGTCCCATCGACTTGGCTACGACCGAATATACCAAGAAAAACACGAGACCGTGGAAGAAAACGGACATGCGATCTGTGCTGACGTTCTTGAAAGAAATGTTCGAACCGTTCGTCTTGAGTAGCATACCGGGGCTAAGAGCGAGGAAGAGTGTGGCGGGAATGGCAACTTTCTGAGAAGTGAGAAGAGGGAGCATTTATATATTACAATATTATTTCTAATGATTAATCCGAGAAGTAATGAATAAAACGAATGAAATCTTCAAACGTTGCATGTCTCATGATACCCGCTGGATATCCCGCATCGTATAAATATTGACGTAGTAACCCCCACATATACTGGAGATGTTCGTGTTGAAAATCGCGCCAATCGTCGATGTGAAGAGGTTCATACTCCTGTGGATCGTATTCCCCATCACTTGGGTATTCGACTTCAAAGCCGTTTGTAGCTTCATATACATATTGATTCCAGACCATTATTCCTTTTTGGGTTTAGATCCAGTAATTGAAATGGTGGACGTTTCCTTTGTTGGTAGACTATCGATGATAACCTTTAAGGCTGTTTCCGCCTGAGCTTCGTTACCTTCGAAGAACACAGAAAGACCGTCCTTGATCGACTCTTTATTTAAACCAACCTTCCTGACACTTTTCTTGACGGCAATTTTACCAGTTTTGGTATTGATGACGTCAAGTCCGTTATCTACCATCAACTTTTTGATGTGTAACTTAAGTGCCTTTTCTGCTTGAGAAAGGACTTTAATATCTGATCGTGCTTCTTTAATCTGCTGATTTAATTCAACCAGTTTAGAGACGCTGATAGTGAGATCGTCGGTGGAAATGTTAGACATGTGTATTAAATAGACTAATTACCTTTAAGTTATTAATTGAGGGGGCGTTGCATGCTATCGGGGGCGATTGTGGAGTTGTTCCACACGAAAGCTTCCTTGCTGTTAGGAGGCTCGGCGCGGATCTGCTGGTTGGCGTTACGAAGAGCACCACCGGTGGTCTCGGGAATACCGATCTGGTCGCGGGGGTCGAGGAAGTTCTGACCGGCAAGGATATCTTCGGGGGCGAACTCACCGAAATCCTCCTGGGAGGCGACTTCACGGGGAAGGAGAGAGGAAGCGAGACCAGTACCAGCCTTCATCTCGCAACCGGCACCGGATTCAACGGGCGCGGCATCGGTGGTGGTCGCACCCATCTTGTTCTCAACAGAGTACGTGGAGGTGCGAGTTTGGCGGAAGAGGAGGAAAATCACCACAGCAACGGCAACAACCATAATTACTTGGCGTGGGGAAATCTTCTTAAACATCTTTATATACTGTGTACAAATTTTTTTTACTGATCGTCCTCGAACATATAATCGTCTGGATACGTCTCATCAAACTTTTCAGGCTCGGGCTCGGGCTCGTTTGGCCTGTTGATCTTCACCTGGACAATATTCCACGCGGGACCGAAAGCCTTCTTAGCAAACCACAAACCAGAAAATTCTACGATGACGGAACACTCGGAACCAACTTCGATGGTTTCAAAATCTACAACCTCCTTATCAGCGTTAAACACCTTGGTGTTTCCAATGCGTTCCGCTGAGATGGTGTCGTCACGAATATAAGCACTCTTGATGGTTTTATCGGTTACCTTACGCCCAAACCAAATTTCACCATTTTCGACCGCGTTCTGGATGTTTAAGTCATGGACAGCGTCAACCTTGGTGAAATCGGCAGGCTCAAATGCGAGATCTTCCGAGACATCGACGATCTTGACATTATTCAACTGTACGAATACCTTCTTACGTTCATCCGTAAATGCGCGCACGTGGTAAAGGCCATCTTCACCCTTAGTAACGGTGTCGTAAATCATTTTATAAACTGTGTACGCGTTAATTCTTTAAACCTATAAATGGAATAGCAGCTGAACGTTGTAAAAGTGGTTTGGGAACCCAGCCATCACGCCTGGGTTTAAATCCGTATAATGTCTCCTGAACATTTAACGTATTTGGTATTTTCTGTGGTTCTGTTGGTCTCATATTAATCTCATTCTTTACGTAAGAATTATTGGTAACTTTTTTCCACTTTAAATTCTGTAGATCGAAACGTTGATTACCGTTAGTTTTTTGAAACCCTTCTATGATGGTGTTTTTCGTTACCGGATTTACACCATGCACAATTTGTTTGGACAGGCGTTCACGCGACGGTTCTGTCGTGTACGTTTTGTATTTATAGGGATTTACCTTGAGTGCCGCGGCTATGGATACATTTTTATGTTTGATTGTCCTGGGATAAGATTTACGTTTTATCTTGTTTTTGATGTACCCAAAAATAACATCTATCGAATCGTTAGATTTAATACGCTTATCATACGTACGTGCGAGACGTATAAGTCTTTGACGATCTTTTTCTTTTTTTTCTGGACGTAACTTTAGCGTGTGCATCAAGAATATATCTTCTATCAAAAACTCTTTACTCGCGACAAGAATTTTTTTGTTTATGACGACTCGGTTTGTTTTGACATTTCTATATGTTACACCACGCTTTACAGTTTTCATAACTTCATACCCAAACTCCTTTGGACGCATAAAAGGAATATCAAGTAATCCTCCTATGTTTTTGTCTTCAATCTTTCCCGTTTCGATCGAATAATAACGTAGTTTTAGGTCAAGAGTAAACAACTCTACATCTATGAAAACGTCACCTTTACCTGGATTATTGTTATTGCGGGTTTTATTCTTTTTTATCAGTGAATATCGCCGCGTGACATATGGACCCTTCTGTTTAAATCCAATACCAAGATACTTGATAAGTTTACGGTCCATGGAAAGGATACGCGTTTTTATTCTAGAACTCAATTTTTGTGCGAGTTGACCTAGTTTATTCCATAATATTAGTTTAATCGCTTGAAGCTTTCCGAAATATTTTGCGTCGTACCTGATGCGAGGCACAAACTTGGCGTCTATGTCACTGGTCACGATACGTTCGTCATATAACATGTACATATTGAACGCTTCACCCCCACTTATGATAAGATCACCCATATTTTTCAAAAATTCAGTGAGTTCACCGATCGTATCAAGAATTATATCTCTCGTAGAGTCGGTAACAAATACATATACCATCTTTTCAAATGATTTGTTAGTGAATTTTTCATGAACACGTTTTCTGAATTTTTGTAAATCACGCTGTTCATCTCTTTCAAAATATTTTTTCAATTTAGCATCTTTGAAAAATAAATTATCATTCATAAACCTTTCGATAGTTGGTTTAGAATAAAGTTTCCCATCCATTACTATAGATTGACATTTTTATAATCACCGCGTCTCCTGGTAGAACGTACTTAAAGATGAAAAACGTACCTAAGATATAATGTCTCTTGAAACTATTCAAACCGAACTTGCCGCTCTCCGCTCTGACATCAAGTCTCTGAGTAAGATTGTCCGTAAGATCAAGGCAAAGCAGGACGACCCTAACGGTGAAAAGTCTGCTAACCGCGCTAAGAACAACGGTTTTAACCGTGAGCAGAAGATCTCCGATAAGCTTCGCGTCTTTCTCGAGCTTCCCGAGGGTGCCACCGTTTCTCGTAGCACCGTAACCAAGGCGATCAACAAGTACGTCAAGGACAAGGGTCTCAAGCACCCCGACAACGGTCGCGTTCTGGTTCTCGATCAGAAGCTCCGAGATCTTCTCGAGCCTCCCGCCGACGTTCAGATTACGTTCCTGAACCTGCAGAAGTATTTGAGCCCTCACTACACTAAGATTGAGAAATCTGCTTAAAAAATAAAAACCATATACATATAAATGATTATCGACCGTGTATCCGTCGAAACCCTTGTTGGTACAAAAATTTCTAATTTAGATTTGTACCAAAAAGCATTTACACATAAATCCGCTTTAAAAGAAAATGAAGAACTGAGCGGTTCTTTTGAAACGCTTGAGTTTATAGGTGATTCTGTACTCGGGTTTGTCATCACAAAGTTCTTGTATGACAAATATGAGAATAGACAGGAGGGGTTTTTAACAAAGGCTAGAACTAAGCTCGTACGCGGAGAAACGTTGGCGGCGATCGCTACACAACTTGGATTATACACATGGATTCAAATGGATGAAAAGGGTATGAGAAATCGATGGAATCACAATCCTAAAATTTTAGAAGATGCGTTCGAAGCTCTCGTGGGTGCTATTTACATGGATCTGGGACTATTACACGCGAAAGAGTTTATTTTGCGCATTTATAACGATCCTAAATACGTTAATCTTCAGTCAATTATGGTTGATGATAACTATAAAGACCATCTCATGCGTTACTGTCAATCGAATGGTTTAGAACTCCCCGTATATTCAATTGTCTCGCATGACAATGGAATTTTTTACATCAATGTATACGTCACGGGTGTTTGTATTGGACATGGATTTGCTAAAAATAAAAAGCAAGCTGAACAAAACGCCGCGAAAGCGTTCTTTTATCCACCTAAGAAGACTTACACAAATGCCTATTATCAAAAATGAAAGAGTATGAATACAAGAAGCGTGTTACTAAAAACGATAGAAAAAGTAAAAATAAAATATATTCTCAAAAACACATTCGCATAGTACTTAAACATTTAGAGGGCAAATCAAGTAATGTTAGAGAAAGTGAGAAACCTTATCAACAGGAAATATGCACCCCAAAAATCGGAAGAGTGGTTGGAACTTCGAAGTAATATGCTTACTGCGAGTGATGCGGCCACGGCGATAGGTGTAAACAAATACGAAACACCTCACAAACTTCTTCTAAAAAAGTGTGGACTTGGTGAAAAATTTATGGGTAATGAAGCAACAAGACATGGTGAACTATATGAAGATGAAGCTCGTATTTTGTACGAACAAAGATATAACGAAGTTGTTCACGAAATCGGATTGGTTCCCCATCCACTCCACCCATGGTTGGGGGGTAGTCCGGATGGTGTTTCCGAATCTGGTAAACTCGTAGAAATTAAATGTCCTCCCCAGAGACAGATTATTCCGGGTGAAGTTCCTGAACATTATATGCCACAGCTTCAACTGTGTATGGAAATTTTAGATTTAGACGAAGCCGACTTTATTCAATATAAACCAGCTGAAACGAATTGGCCTAAACCAGAAGAATTTGAAGTTGTTAACGTTAAGCGAGACCCGGAGTGGTGGACCACAAATTTTCCTATAATGAGAGACTTTTGGCAAAAGGTTTTGTATCATCGGGAGTATGGAATTGAACCCCCACCACCAAAGAAAACTCGTACCAAGAAAGAACGACCAGAGCCAGTATGTGAAATAATTTCAGATAAAGAAGATGATTATATTAGTGAATAATATAGATGGGTATTGGCATTTTACGTTTGGCTAAAATGTCAACCATCATAGGTAAACGATTTTTATATATAGGAAAAAAGCACGGTAATAAAACCATATCAGCTCGCGTCTCTCCTTACATTGTTGAAATTATTAATAATCCAGTCATGACATATGACCATATTCAACAAATTTGTAACATGATGGTAGAAACTGAATTACTCGCCGGGGTGATTAGAATTGTTTCTGTCATCGTTTCCTTACAGAAATTTATACCTAAGTGAATAGATTCTATAATAAAAATCATCGAAATGAAATATCATCTTAACGCCAAACTATATACACCTTACCAAGAAGATGGTGTAAAATGGATGCTGGCTATGGAGAATCAGACTTCGGGTCCAAAAGGTGGGTTTTTATGTGACGAAATGGGTCTGGGTAAAACTGTTCAGATCATAGCCACTATTTTGAAAAACCCCAAACCCCGTACTCTGATTGTCGTTCCCAAAAGTATTGTTACTCAATGGAATATAGAAATCGCAAAATTCGCACCCGGTCTCTCTGTTCTTATTTATGACGGTCCCGATAAAACAAAAAATGTGTACGACCTTGTTCGTTCGGATATCGTCGTGTGTCCGTACAGCATTGTTCATTCTAAAAATTCTATTTTACACCACGCGAAGTGGGATCGTATTGTTCTCGACGAAGCACACGAAATTCGAAATCGTCAGACGAGAACATTTAAAGCTGTTAATAAATTTGACGTGGATATCAAATGGCTGGTAACTGGAACGCCTATTTTCAATTCAATGGAAGATTTCGTATCTTTATGCGCATTTTTGGGATTTTCGAAAAATGTGGTACAGGGTATGCACAAGGAAATTAAAGATATATACATTTTGAGACGCACCAAAGCCGACAGCTCTCTTTCTCTTCCGTATTGTCATTTCGAAAATGTGGAACTTGAAATGTATCAAGATGAGAAGAAAATGTACGAAGAGGCGTTTGAAGATTCTCAACACAGGATCTCAGACATCATGAGAACGTGTACGTCTATCGAATCAAGAAATATGCATATTCTCGAATGTTTGTTACGTGTCAGGCAAGTGATGATTTGGCCACAATTATATCTGGATGGTGTCGCAAAGAAAGAAGAACAAACACCCGTAGTATGGGGAGGTCGTTCAGCTAAGATGGATACGTTGATGGAGAGTATATCTTCTCATCCAAGTGAAAAAACCATCATCTTTTGTCAATATAAAGGTGAAATGGATCACATTGAAACCATTTTAAACCGTGAGACATTTCGCATCGATGGATCGGTCAACAAAGATGAGCGACACGCGAGATTGAAACTGTTTGAAAAATCTTCACCGGGTAGTGTTTTGGTTATTCAGATTAAATGTGGTGGTCAAGGTTTAAACATTCAGTGTGCCACCAGGGTTTATATCATGTCTCCATCGTGGAATCCTTCTACCGAGTTACAGGCTATTGGAAGATGTCACAGATCTGGACAAAGGAATGAAGTATTTGTAAAAAAGTTTGTGTACAGTGATACGATTAAATATCGCAGTGTGGATCTCGCGATGATGTCGTTACAAGGACATAAATCTATGTTGTGTGCGGAAGTACTTAACGATAAAAGTATCGAGTTTCAAATCCCCACAAAACAAGAAAAATCTATTGACGCCATCAGGAAAATTTTCCGGTGATATATTATAATAACATGATTGGAACACGCGCTCAGGTTTTCCACGGAACTGCGGATTCGACGGCCGGTGGTCTCGTTAAGAAGGATCTCGTGCAGGATGAGAACGGTAGTATCAAAAGTAAAGCTGCGTCCAAAGCCGCTATCAAGCGCATGAAAGCGGAAGGGAGTAAGGCTATGGTTAAGGTATTCAAACCTAAGACTGGTACATTCAAGGCTCAACCCAAAGCTGGGACGGCGGCGTACAAGAAACTCATAAAAAAAATGAAAAAGTAAAGTATATAATGACGCTTGCTAAGTGGGACGAAGCTGTGCGTGTAGCAAAAATTAAATTGAATATTAATCCTAATGATTTTACGATTGTAAAAGGTAAACTATTAAAAGAAGCTCAGATGATATATAAAATTCTCACATCGTCTAAAAAATAAATCACAGTACAAACTGGAAACCCTTAAGTTGTTGTGGCTCATGCACAACAAGTTGATGCAACTTCCAGGTGACACCAAACTTTCTGTTTAGGAAATAGACACTGTTCATTTCGATTATACCCACACCAGAATTACGTGCGTACAATTTATCAGATACCAAATCTTTCAGATGCTTTTTTTCATTATTAAAAATACCCGGTTTGATTACTCCATCGGATGTTGTGTCTACTTTAATACGGAATTTCGGTTCCCTATCGGGTGAATGTTTGATGTTAGAGTTAAACATCGGTAAAAGTTCGTCTACACTCATCTGTTTTCCAAAAATATTCTGACTTTGATTACTCACCGCCTGAATAATGGTTTTTTCCGCGAGTTGAAGTATTTCATAAAACGCCTTTACATAGTTTCCATCTTCGTCGTATCCTTTCATGGAAAAGTCGATGTTCCATTTTGTGTTTCCAACTTCGGGCATAAATCCAGATATACCAAAGGGCATGTACATTCTTGGAATTTGAACACGGACAGTTTTACCATCTTTAGTCGAAAGTGAAATTTTACGTCCATCATATTCTAAAATATCCAGATTTTCGACTAGTGTATGAAATTTAGCCATCTGGATATATATATGATCAAAACTTTAAGCTGAACAGGCAGTACATTCCGCTTCAAGACTAAATTGGATTGGACGAGCCTTTGCTTTACTTCGTAAATAATACATACCAGTCTTCAGACCCGATTTCCATGCGTACATGTGCATCGATGAAAGTTTAGAAAGGGTAGGGTTTTCGATGAAAAGGTTCATACTCTGACTCTGATCAATAAACACACCCCTGTCAGCTGCCATGTCGATAATGACTTTTTGACTGATTTCCCATACAGTTTTATAAAGTTCCTTGATATGGTCGGGAATATCAATAATATTTTGAATAGAACCACCAGCCTTAATCATCAAATCTTTCATCTCCTTCGACCATATACCAATAGCCTGTAGTTCTTTTACGAGGTGCTTATTAACGACAACAAACTCACCGGCGAGTGTACGCCTGAGATAAATGTTGGTGGTGTACGGCTCAAAACACTCGTTATTACCCAAAATTTGAGAAGTGCTGGCAGTGGGCATTGGTGCCATAAATAGACTGTTACGAATACCCTTCTTTACACGTTCGCGCATAGCTGTCCAGTCGTACATACCACTGAATCTCGGCTGTCTGTCCCACATGTCGAACTGTAAGATACCTTTACTCGCTGGTGAACCTTCGAACGTTTCATACGGTCCATACAATTCAGCAAGTTCGCAACTTGCTTCGAGTGCGGCGTGATACATAGTCTCGAAAATGTAAGCATTCATGTTACGAGATTCTTCTGAACCAAACGCCATTCCGCACATAATAAACACGTCGGCCAATCCTTGTACACCAATACCGATTGGTCTGTGTCTAAAATTAGAACGTTTCGCATTTTCAGTCGGATAAAAGTTCCTGTCGATTACACGGTTCAAGTTACGAGTGATCATTTTCGTAAGACCGTGTAACTTTGTATAGTTGAACGTTTTCGTGTCGATATCTACACACGAAGGAATGGCGATAGACGAAAGGTTACAGACGGCCGTTTCCTTGTCATCCGAATACTCGATAATTTCACTACAGAGGTTGGAAGACTTGATGACACCGACATTCTTTTGATTCGATTTCTTGTTACACGAATCTTTGTATAACATATAAGGCGTTCCGGTTTCACTCTGTGACTTGATGATAGCTTTCCAAACATCAAGAGCTGGGATGGTCTCATTCGCGAGACCTTCAGCTTCGTATCTGGTGTAGAGTGATTCGAATTCATCACCGTATACGTCCGAAAGACCAGGAGCCTTGTCGGGACAGAACAGAGACCAGTTACCACCTTCTTCCACGCGTTTCATGAAAAGATCCGGAACCCATAGAGCCGAGAACAGGTCACGACAACGCGCTTCTTCATCACCCTGATTAAGGCGAATATCCAAAAAATCCATGATGTCTGCGTGCCATGGTTCGATGTACATGGCGATCGATCCCTTGCGTCTTCCCGCCTGATTAACGTATCTCGCGGTAGCGTTATAGACGCGAAGCATGGGAATAATTCCATCTGATTGACCGTTCGTTCCCCTGATCATGGAATTATTGGCACGAATGTCGTGAATGTGAAGACCAATACCACCGGCCCATTTACTGATTTGAGCACACTCTTTGAGTGTATCATAAATTCCGTCGATACTGTCAGCTTTGTTCGCGACGAGGAAGCACGACGACATCTGGGGTTTATGTGTACCGGCATTGAACAGGGTTGGTGTCGCGTGAATAAACGATCCATTTGACATGGCGTTGTATGTCTCAACGATGGAATCCGTGTCATCTCCATGTATACCGATAGCTACACGCATGTAAAGATACTGTGGTGTTTCGATGATCACATCTTTAACGCGCTGAAGATATCCACGTTCGAGTGTCTTCAGGCCAAAATATCCAAAGTCGAAATCTTTCCCGTGATTAATGTTTTCGTTCAATTTTTTGGACATGTCATACACTTCCCTGGTTACAATACCAGCTTCGTATAGAATGGACATGGCACTGGAAAAAGTCTTGGGTGCAGTCTTCTGAATATTACTGGCCACGATGCGCGTGGCGAGAATTTCGTAATCGGGGTCACTCGTGATCATACCAATACAGATTTCGGCAGAAAGAGTGTCAATTTCATGGGTCGTGATGTTGTCATACATAGATGAAAACACTTGCTTCGCGATAAGAGAAGCGTCCACATTGTCGGATAAATTGTATCGTAGTTTGGAGATCCTGTTGGTGACCTTATCAAATTTGACGTCTTCAACATGACCGGACCGTTTGATGACTCTCATACTATTAGTATTACAGGTGTATTTTTTAATTAACATTTAAAATCGACGCTACGAACGGGTACAGGGCCGGCGGTTTCGGCATAACGATTGGGCTGAAGGAAACTCGTGTTGACGAAGAAAGAACCTTCTACACCGGGTTTGGATACAGGAGGGTAGGATGCTACGAAGCAGTTAGGAGCATCGCAGATGGGCTTTTCATAGTTGCATGGTTTGGTACCGTAAGCTTCATCGAAGTCGGCGGCGATCATTTAGTATTTACATATACTTTTTTTTCCTGGATTATATTAAATGTGTGACAGACTTCACCTGAATTCTATCAAACAGACACCAACGCCACTGAACACCTTATTCTTTTCTGATTATAATACCAATTTACTTCAGCGCGCCGTTCGTCAGTCGTTCAAAGATAAGACGGGTGTAGCGATCGATTACCAAAATAAGGATGACATGTTTGCTATCATGCGAGCTGTGTTTATCAACAATGCTGGTAATCACGGGACAAATGTAAACGAGCAGGTAAAGTTCATGAATGAAATGGTGATTAAAACAGCACTGTCTCAAATTCAATCGGGTGTATCTCAGTTTATGGGGTATATGCGAGACATAGATACAATGGCTATACCTCCAACACCTCCCGCGAATACGAGTACATATGGAATGAAGATGGATAAAAGTGATAAAATTGGCGTTTAAAGCTTAGAGTTGTATATATTTTAAGATGGCGTCATTGAACTATTACAAAGCAGAAACAGAGAAAGTGTGTAAAATGAAGGGGTGGGACCGTGCTGAAATCAATACTGTATGGCTTCTTCTTTCCGAGGAATTTGGAGAACTTGCGTCAGCTATACGACAATCGAAGAAAACGTTCAAGAAGACGAACATGAAAAAAGATAAAGGTGTCGACATCATGATGGAGATGGGTGATGTATTTAGTTATCTTTTTCAACTCGCACACATGTTGAATATTGATCTCGATAAGATGTGGGACGAGCACGGAAAGAAGATGGCACATAAAAAATATATATCGTCATAGTATAGAAATGAGTAAGCATATGATCAGTGACGAAGACACTATCAACGATGTGAATCCTTTCGTTCAGCGTGATTTTTCATTGCCTGGTGCTGTTGGCAAACCCCATCCGTTCCAAGAATTTAAAGAGGGGATTGATGTTGATGTTCACAGGGTAGAAGAACCTCATATATGCCAGTATGGTATAACGTCTGGTGACAAAACTATCGACATGTGCCGCCCGTCTGATCAGACATGTCCCTTATCTAGACCTCTTTATCCAGGAAGAAATATAGATATGGGTGTTGATAATACAAATAAAAAGTCGCTTAGATTGATGGTAAGTGAAATGAAAACACTTGATATGTTAACTATAGTCCTTTTAGTATCTATAATTCTGACTCTATCGTTTGTAAAACGTTAAAAAGTTTTTCGAGACGAAATTCATTTCTACAGTTGTGAATAATATCCGGAAATGTGTACATACACACTTCCTTTACAAAATTCTTTTGCCATGCGCATCGAATATTTATGTTAGGTGGAACAAATGTTGGATCTAAAATTTTAATAGCATTCATGACACGGATGAGTGAGAATATATTTTTATTTTCACATAAAACATTATCCAATTCGATGACAGCCATAGACCTCCTGGTAGTCATCGTTTTTTCAACTTTTGTGTTTAGAAACTCTTCGTAACGTAAATTCTCACGCTTATAAATCAAATCGGTCCATCCACCCACTGGAGAAGCATCGAAACATTCGGCTAAATTAACATATCCCTCACCTTCGCGATACGTTGTATATTTTATTTCGATACATGGAGCGCCTGTTTTTATGTTCCTAAAAACGTGTGCTTCTTTAACGAAGGAAGGCATATTTACACTCTGGCTTAAAAGCAATCTTTTTCTCTAAATTACTTAAATCTTTTGCCTTTTTAACATCAATACCAGGACATGTATGTTTTTCGAGTTGAATACATTTAGGACAAAATTTACCATCACAATATGCACAGTCAATCGGAATTCCACACTTCTTTTTACAATTCTCACACGGCATCTTCTTAATAATACGACGTATTTTTTAACTTAAGTCAAAACACAACACATGTAAAACCATGTAAAATGTTTTCATCAATCGCGAACAACACGTTTTCATATCTTCTAACGCTCGATGAATTCAGGTGTAAGTATCCAGAGCATATCCAACCTTCGTGGATTAAGTTGACAACGATTACGATGGTTTCTTCATTCAGTAAACCTATTAACGTGGATAAGATTCGCACCGCTTTTGAAATGTCGCCGGTTAATCTACATCGTGAAAACAGTGAAGAATTTACGACATGGAAACTTAAACCAACCACGTTTTATAATCAGATCACACTTACATACGATGATTGTTACAGTACCAAATCAATCAAGATTTTTCCAAATGGGAGTATACAAGTCGCTGGGTGTAATGACATCTTTAATTGTAAGCATATCATTTCAAGTTTGGTGTATATTCTTCAGGCATTCGACCCGGAAGTTATTCCACCCGTCGATACGTTCAGGATTGTCATGATCAACTCCAATTTCAGTTTAAACTATAATATTAACTTGATGAAAGTGACGGAACATTTTGAAAAATATTCAGATGTGTTTAAAGTTTCGTTTGAACCAGATAGATATTCAGCTGTTAAGATTAAATTTAAACCGGCCGAGGATATGAAGGAAATTACGACGAGTATATTTGGGACTGGAAAAATTATCATCACGGGTGCGGAGACTTTAAAGGAAATTGTTTTTGCGTACAACATTATCAATTGTCACATAAACGAATGTCCGAACATCAGGGTATCAAAAGTACACGTCGAAGATCTGTTTAATGTATTTTCAGGATACAAAATTGAAGATGCCGTTAAAAAAATTAAATCACTCGGGTTTGAATCGTGGACAAACACGATTACCAATAGACAAATTAATTTCTAATTGTAATATAAAATGTCCCAGCGACTTGGTATGGCCGATGGCAGGTGTTTCACTGTAAGCAATTCGTCTAAACTCTACGACAATTTCATCATGTCCCAGAACGGTATCAAACCCGAGGACAACTATTCTTTCCGCAAACTTCTTCAAGCGAAGGGTCCAGATGTAAACCCCGAGATGAAGCGTCAGAATGATGGTAGCGTGTGTGGGATGTGCGACTCGACGCTAAACCTCTCTAAAATCAACTGAGTTAAAATTTCAAAATAAATCTGATATTTAAGATTATGTACGATGGAAACGTGTTCTATATGTCTCAACACAGTCAGGGAAACGCGACAGAATAAACCACTTAGATGTGGCCATCTTTTTCACTCTCACTGTATAGAGAATTGGAAACGACGAGGGCATCAGACGTGCCCGGTGTGTAGAAAGATATTCGATGGTGCGAATTGGAAGGTCACTTTAACGGTTCGAAACATGATTCACGATACATCGTACACCCAGGAATTAAGTGAAGAACTCGTATTCGATACACTTGATATAGTGTTTGATACCGAGACTGTCACAGATTTAGAAAGTCTACTTTCTGATTTTGGGATGAGTGTGTCCAACCTTGATCCCCTTGTTCTTAACACAGAATGATGTACAGTATTTATCATAATTCAGGCCAGGATAGTCTCTGGAAATTCTTCGTGGATCGGTTATCAACTTACCTTTGGCTCCGACAATCAATGGACCTGTAGCCCATCCACGTTTATGACTGAAAAAATTAGCTTTGAATACGATTATTTTACCAGGCTTTAAAACACTACAAGAACGCTTTATGCGAATCGTGGGTACTTTAAAGAACGTCGCAATACTTTCATGAGTATCACCTCTTTTCACTTTATACTCAGTTTTACTATGCTGTTTATAAAAATGAAAATCACCTTGGCATAAATAATCATTTGTCTTACACCCAGCTACGAACATCATTATCTTGTAATACGAAGGTTTACATTTTTCACCACCTTTAACAATATACACTTTATCAGGATTGTCAGCCACAACCATCTTTGGTAAATCACCACACGTTGTGTATGGTTTTTTTGTCGTCATATTAGCTCGCTCACCGGGTTGACTTTTCCAGGAGCGATATCTTTGGTAATCGTTCACTGCATAAGCGTAACAATTGTTATTATTCTTACCAACTTTACCACCCCACCTCTTCTTCGTGAACGTGTGTTCAGACCCTGATGTCGGGGGAGCCTTGCTCATTATATTACATTAGAAAAAAATGTTCACATGTAATAAATGATTAAAGACGTTATTAACGCCAAAACCGCCAAGGAAGCTACCATCGAAATTTTAATTTTTATGTTGGTTATTCTCGTGAGTACATTTCTCCTTCGTTTCACGTGGAACAATTCTCTGAGCAAGCACATCACGGTTCTTAAACCTATTAAGACATTCTTCGATGCCCTTCTTCTTTCCATCTCTATCCAGATTGTACGCGGTATTTAAACCTCTTTAAATCCAACAATCTTTTCTCCATTTGTGTGAATCATTGTCGGAAAACCGTCAACGCCAGCACACTCTTCCTTATCACAGTCGACAAAAGTGTAGGGTTTACCCTTCTCTTTCATGTATTCGATCTGTTTACGAGTCCATCCACAACCCATGGAGCCGTATACAGTCCACTCACCTTCTTCACTGAGAACATCGGTCGTAGTTTTTGGTTTTATGTCAAGAAAAATTTTCATGTTGATCAACAATAGTATTATCAAGGCGAGCATTATATATTACATTTATATTTTATTTCTTGTCATAGACAATGGTTTCACCCTCGTTTTCGTGAGACCTGGACGTTTTTTCTCCTTAGCCTTTTGTTTTTCAGCCGCCGCTATGATATTTGCGGCTCGTTTTATAGCCATAGCCTTTTCTATACTCGTTTTATTAGGTGTTTGTACCTTAGGCTGTGGGCGCTGAATCGGGATTGTGAATTTTGGTTTAGGTTTTGGTATCACGTTTTTTACACGTGTTTCCCCGGTAAAGAATGGTTTCGAAAGGATTAGCTCGAACCCGGGTAAATTTGGTTCGTGATCTTTTTTATTTTTCACGATTTTATCGGATTCTTCGCGATATCTCACACCTCTTAATCTAAAATCTTTCACCACGACTGACCGCCTTCCTAAATATTCACTCGGAAATATATTTTCTATAAACTTCCTTATCACAATATCTCTGAAGAATAGATTGTGAATGGTGTTTACAAAAAAATGAGTATCGTACATTTTATGAGAATTTTTAGATATTCCTAAATTTTTATAATTATTATAATTTACCAATGGATTTTTTATTCGTGGAAATTTTGAAAATCCAAAATCTATTATCACGGGTTCAATTCCGAAATTAGAAATTAAATATTTTTTATTTTCCAAATTAATTTGAATATTTTTCCGTGTAACTTTTTTTATCATAACGTTTCCGGCGTGGAGATCGTGATGTCTAAATCCCGGATATTTTTTATGAATCCTATACAAGTTATAAATAACCTGAACCATCACAGATTTAATTGCACCGGTGGAAGGTTTACTTTTTGCCCACTCGCGTAATTCTTTGCCAGGTATGTATTCCGAATACACAATTTCTTTTCCGTCGCAGTCTTTATAGTGATACATTTTAGGAACACCCATTCCTTCGAGTTTTTTTGCGATGGTAAATTCCATCTTCGCGGTTGGTAAATCTTCGTTTAACGAAATGTCACTTTCTTTGTATACGATGGGTTTGCTACACTTATCATCTACACATCCACGAAAAACGACACCATATTCCCCCCTTCCTATTTGAATAACACCTTTAGATATTGACCCGTTGTTGTATGTGCGCCATAAATGTTTCGCCGGAGAACACGACTTCTTACCTCTGAGAAGTTTCTTTACTTCGGCGTTCATTATTATATTCGTAAGAAGTTTTTTCAACTTACCAATATAGATTTTTATTAAAATATAGACTATCGTTTACTCGTCAATCTCACAATCTTCATCCTCATATTCGTCACTCGCATCATCCGTTGCGGCAGCTTCTGTGTTAACACCCTGAAAGGCGAAAGACGGGAGCTTCTGAGACCTCTCACAGAGAACCTGTGATACTCGTACACTCACACCAAATTTGTTATCGATGAACCAAATCTGATTGAAGTCTACGATGCACATACACTTTTGTCCCTTTTCGATGCTATCTACGGGGACTGGTTTCTGAGACATATCATACGCTTCCGCTAGAAACTCACCAGTGGGTTTTGTCATGAGTTTAAGCTTCATGGTAGATGGATATTCGTCCTTACCGGGTCGGACGAGGGGCTTGTAAAGAGCTTCTTTGATAACTTCGATGTTATACTGCTTACCGAGCCACTCTTTGGAGTTTTCGGCGACGGTTTGAATAATCTTCTGATCCAGTTCATGAAGTTTGTTCATAAGCGTAACAGCCTCTTCATTGTCACGATCAAAAGAAAGATCAAGAGAATAGGATGTCTTGTTGGTAGCCTCATCAGTGAAAGCACTCAGACCAAAAGGAGATCGCATGAAAGGAAGCTGAAGATACAGCTTCTTGTTGCCTTGCGCGTTAATGTATACGGTTTTTCCACCATTCTTATTCTTCTTCATGTTAGAAAGAACGACGGTGTTGGGATCAAATTGCTCATAACGCTGAATAATAGTAGACATGTTTAGTTTCTTATACATCTTATACGTGAGCAAACTTTAAGTATATTTTTTTTCTCAGACTACAATAATAATATACGATGGGTTTGTTCAAAGATTGTGGTTGTGGTTGCGGTGGTAAAAAGCAGGAACAGAAATTAGCGATTTCTCTCATGGCGGCGCTCGTGTTCTTTATTGTTGCGAACCCCGATACGTACCGTCTCATGCGTGCGATACTCGGTAAGTGGGTATCTGGGCCAAACGGATGCCCTACCACTAATGGTTTGATTCTTCACACGATTGTTTTCATGTTCGTCACATGGGGTATGATGAATATTCGTAGTGAGGGATATGTACCCGATATCACGGGTTCTGAAACACAGGAAAAGAAGGAAGAAAAAGAAGAGGAACAGGAAGAGGAAGAGGAAGAGGATGTAGAAGATGAGGAAGTGCCAAAAGCACCCGTTCGTATGGCTGATGCCCCATCTCCTCTACCCGGTATTTCCGAAGAGCCTATAGGTATGTACGATAGTGGTACTGTTTTTAGTGGGATGGACATTTCGACAGAGATGGATATTCCCACACCCATAGAGATTGGTTCTCAAAAAATGAGTGTGTCGTGTGGTGACGGTAGTCGTCCGATTATCGCGTAATTAAAAATCTTCATCGAACGTTACATCTGTACTTTCGTCGATTTTACCATAATCACCCACGCGTTTTTCAAAAAAATTAGTTTTACCATCCAGGGAAATATTTTCCATAAAATCAAAGGGATTTTGAGTATTCCAGATTTTATTGAACCCCGCTTGTTTAAGTAACCTATCAGAAACATATTCAATATAATCAGACATCTTCTCCGCGTTCATTCCTATGAGACTACATGGAAGAGCTTCGATGATGAATGATTTTTCAATTTCAACAGCTTCACGTACGATATTATGTACAACATCTTGTGAAGGTTTATTCTTCAACATCTTGAATAATTCTATGGCGAATTCGAGATGAAGACCCTCGTCTCGACTAATTAACTCGTTACTAAAACACAGACCCGGCATGAGTCCACGTTTCTTTAACCAAAAAATAGCACAGAAACTACCCGAGAAGAATATTCCTTCGACACACGCGAAAGCTAATAGACGCTCAGAAAAGGGTCTGGAATTATCAAACCATTTCATAGCCCATTCAGCTTTCTTTTTTATGGGATCAATTGTTGTGATTGCTTCAAATAGACGCTTTTTCTCTCCACTATCCCTGATATATTTATCAATAAGTTTACTATACGTTTCACCGTGAACCATCTCATTATGAACCTGGTATGCATAAAACGACCGAGCTTCGGTTAATTGAACTTCATCGGCAAAGTTGTTGTTTATATTCTCAAAAACAATGCCATCAGAACCAGCGAAAAAGGCTAAAATATATTTAACGAAGTGTCGTTCATTTTCACTCATGTTTTTCCAATCTTCCATATCGGCGGATACATCAACTTCTTCAGCGGTCCAGTTCGACATCTGTGCCTTTTTGTACATGCTCCACAAATTTTCGTGTTCGATTGGAAACACGGTAAACCTATTCATGGTTGGTAAAAGCATGGGTTCGGCTTCATCTATATATTCTTGAAACGCGAAATAGTCGCCAATAATTTTACCGTTAATAATGATTTGTGGATACGTACATGCGGTGTTTCCACATTTTTCTTTGAGTTCGGATTTATCCACGTACATTTTCTTATATTCTAAATTCATATCTTTGCACATTTGTTCAGCATATTCACAGTATTTACAGTTTTCTTTCGAAAAAATTTCAACCCCCATGTGTGTTATTAGCGTATAATATTTTTGTGAGAAATCTTTATACAACATGCTTGTGTTTTCTGAAATTTGCCCTGGGGATTTGATAAAAGTTCTGGTGAATGTTGAAGAGATTGAAGATGAGATGTTCGCGAAGGTGGAAGAAAACCGTGACGACTATCTCATTGTCAGGTATTTTAACGAGACGACGTTGACATATAAAGGAGCTCGAATATATACATTGGAAACAGATACAAATCTTCTGAGAGAAGAGAGCTTATGCGAACATTTTACAGGGGGTGATACGATATTCACGTGTATAAGCGAAGAAGATAACATGTATGTAGTGTCGGGAGAAGAAGATGACGAAGCCATGAGTGTAGTTTACGATGATTCAGATGATAACGGTAGCGACATGGGTAGTTTTATTGTTTCTGATAGTGAAATTGAAGGTCGTATAGAACTTCCTCCAGATCATGAGAGTATAGACAAGGCGTGGAACGAGTGGAAGCCTCGAAGTGTTGGTTCTTCACGATTTAAGCAAATGGTATCGGAAATAGAAGAGCGCGCTCGTATTCAAATGGACAATGTCAATTTTTAAACTTAAGTCGAAGTGCGATATTCTACAAAATAAAAAAGACTCCTATCCCATAATGGATACTCAAACATTGGCTACTATTTGGTCCGATTTGGACCGCATTCTTACTAAACCAACAATAAAGCCGGTGGAAAACAATATATTATGTAACAACTGTTCAGGAGATAAATTGCTCACAAGAGAGGGAATGGTGTGTACCAAATGTGGTCTTGTCGATTCGGTATATATCGACGAATCTGCAGAATGGACGAGTGGTGTGACAGATGATGGACGTGTCTCCGATCCCGCTCGATGCGCCATCCCTACTACAAATCATGAACTTTTCTCTGATTCATGGGGAAAAGGTACGGTGATCGCAACTAAATATTCATCCGCGTATGAAACGAAACGTATGGCCAAAATCAATTTTCATAGTTCGATGAACCATAAAGATAGATCTTTGTTTCACGCGTATAAAGATATTGACGAAGCGTGTGTCGACGTTCCAGAAACCGCTTTGAAAGATGCGAAGACGTTATACAAAAAATTTAATGAAAATAAACTCACCAGAGGTGCGGTGCGTTCAGGAATTAAAGCTAACTGCGTTTTATACGCGTGTAGACTTGCTAATATTCCCCGAACAACCAAAGAAATTGCTGATATGTTTGGTATACAATGTAAAGACATCAGCCGAACAACTGCGATGTTTACAGAAACCATCCAAAATGAAAAAACTGAAAAGAATTATGTGACAAAACCTTTTGACGTGATGTCGCGTTTGTTGAATTCATTTGACGTTTCTCGAGAAGAACGTTTAAAATGTAACAAAATGTGTGGAGAATTAGAAAATTGCGTAGAACTAATGAGTAAATCACCGAATAGTGTAGCCACGGCTGTCATTTTTATTGTCATGAACAGTAAAGCGTCTAAAACTGAAATATGTGAAAAATGTTCAGTGTCTGTACCTACACTTAATAAAATAGTTACAATCGCAAAACGACACTTAGAGGATAAAATGTAATATCAAGTATAATGACAAAATTATTTTTGAGTACACCGTGTTACGGTGGACTATGTCTAGAAAAGTATATGAGAAGTATTGTCCGACTACAACTACTTCTCATTAAAGAGGGCATTCAACTCATGTTGGATACGACAGAAAACGAAAGTCTCGTACATCGAGCGAGAAACGTCTCAATTGGTCGATTCATGCAAAAAACGGATGCCGACTTTTTCATGTTCATCGACGCAGACATCGAATTTGATCCCACATCAGTGGTTCGACTTGTAAAATCTGGACACGATGTTTCCGTCGCCGTGTACCCAAAAAAGGTTGTCATGTGGGACCAGGCTAAATCGGCTATTGAAAATGGTGATACTCGTGATATGAGTTTATTGTCGTCGAGTTTGGTCGCAAACATCGGTGCGAAAAAACGTAGCGTTGTCGGTGGTTTCGTTGAAGTACTCGATGGTCCTACCGGGTTTATGGTAATTTCACGTAAAGCACTCGAACGAATGCACGAACACTACGGACCTACGTTAAACTGTAAGAATGATCACCAAAATCGAGATTTTGATGAATATTGTGCTCTTTTTGACTGTATGATTGACCCTGAATCACGACGGTATTTGTCTGAAGATTACGCATTTTGTAGACGTTGGCAACAGATGGATGGTAAAATCTTCGCAGATTGTAACACAACCTTGGGACACGTCGGTAATTTACCATTCTCCGGGTGTATGAAAGATAGGCTTAAGGCTTAGAATCTTTACTAATCAAAGTCATGATTATCTCCACAATCGTCGTGACACGTAGCAATTCTTGTCACGTAAAAACGTTACATTCTGTCTTGCGATTAAATATCATGTGTATGCGGAAGAATGGTATTCAAAATCAAGTCATTTTCGTAAACGATGATCCATTCGAAAAGGCGCGTATTATCGAAAAGCAAATGCCGATTTCTGATCGGGTATTTTTTATCGACTTCGGTATTCAAGTAGACGAAGATTCGATGGAAAACATTTTTAACGATAATGTGGGGCATAACATTATTGTATTTCCTAGTGTGAAAGAGGGCATCAATTGGGATATGTTTAAGGAAAAGGTTTTGAGTAAATCGAACGAACCTATACATCAGATGGGTCTTGAGTTTGACACGACACTTGGGAAACGTTTGGTTGGGGACATTTATCAAGTGGATAAATCTGATGCCAAATCATGGGTAATAATGTGTAAACCCACACTCAAGAAAATTAGAAATAATCGATACGGTTCATCTAAAGTTCCACCTAAGTTTGGTGCGATGTTTTCTAAATTTCAAGAATACGGTGTGAACATTGTAGCGTTTACGGCTGCTCGTCTGGTTAACGTATATCCTCACGAGTGTATCGGTAATATTGTCAATTCTGCTGGAGTTAAAACCACTTAAAGATTTAAATTAAAACATACAATATAATGCAACGTCTATCTGTAAATCGAGACGATCCTCTTTACACATATGCGATTTCATTCATGGAACACTACTGGGGATGTGTTGGTAAAAACATTTTTCCTGGCAGTCAACCCATCTCTATCGAGTTTAAACATTTTGATACACTCCGTAAAAATCCTTATGTTGTTTGTGAAAAGACGGATGGTACACGTTTTATGATGTTGACGTTTATGTTCAATAGTAAAAAAACGTGTGTATTTATAAATCGGGCTCTCGATATGTTTTTATGTCCTCTCAACTTTAGACGATGTATTTACGATGGAACAATTCTAGAAGGTGAAATGTACGAGGATACATTCATGATTTACGACATTTTACTGCATAATGGAGACATCATCGGTGACAAGGATTTTTTAACGAGATTGAAATCGATCGAAGCTGTAAAGAAATCCCTGACATCTCTAAAAAATGACCCGATTAAAATGAAAATCAAGACGTTTCATTTGATGTCCGATTTCAATGAATTTATGAATTCATATTTACCCACGGTGACACAAAATATCGACGGTCTTATTTTTACGCCGATTAACGAAACCGTAAAAACGGGAACACATGAAACCATGTTCAAATGGAAACCTCGTGATAAAAATACGATTGATTTCCAATTGAAAGAAAAGGGTGATGTATGGAGATTGTATGTTCAAGAAAGGGGAAAGCTTGTATTCGAATCCGAAATTCCAAAGGGTATGGTTCCGGAATACGCAAAACCATGGATGGAAGAGGGTGCGATTATCGAGTGTCAATACATGTTTAACGATAGTCCCATGTGGTGGAAACCATTGATGCGAAGATATGACAAAACATTCCCAAACGGTAGACGAACGTTTTATAGAACATTGGTAAATATTCGTGAAGATATTAAGATGGAGGATTTTTTAAATTGTACATCATGAAATAAAATCCACCCTCTTCAGGTAATTCGTGTTCACGTACATGCGCGTCGTTGATAAAAAACCATTTGGTTTTTCTTTTTATAAAACTTACGTAATGTCCATCATTTTGAATACCCGCGTGAATTGCGCATGCAAATAGTTCATATTCATGAGTATCTAGAATTAATTTTTCAATTATTTTAATATGACTTTTAGTATCGAACGATATCATTAACACTTGTGGAAGTTTTGAAAATATCATACGTGTAGTGGCAACGTTATACACTTTACCGTCCGTATCTTCAAAATTTTCTAGTACGTTCCATCTCGTACTATCTTCTAAAATCTTACCCATATCTTTCCCTTTAGACCTCACGACGTGTACGCTAAAATCTTCTTCATTCTCCGATTTTCCACCTGGCCAGATCGTTTCTTGTGTTTTTTTACCATACAGCCACGTTTTTATCTCGGGTTTACTTTTTTCCAAAATGTCGATGATGCACAATATCGCTTCTTGGACGTCGTGTTGATCGTCATTTTTGAATCGGGGAAATTCATTTTGAAACGCGTAGAGAAGTGGTGTGAGATCGAGGGGGCTTTTTTCATTTGACCAGTATTTTTTCAACAACACTTGATAAAATATCGTGAACATACATTTTCCTTCGTAAGGGTTTTTAAAAAAGTGATTCGTGATCACATGTACGTTAAATAGACATTGTATTGACGTATTAAAATAGCATGTGTTACATTCATTGAGGAAGCCCCTCATTTTATTGTTTTCGCGTAATAACTTTAATTAGAGAATTCAAACGTGTCATGAGTATAAATGTCTCAAGCAATTGGTATTGATCTAGGAACTACTTATTCATGTGTTGGTGTGTGGCAAAATGATCGTGTCGAGATTATTGCGAATGATCAAGGAAATAGAACTACTCCATCATATGTAGCATTTACAGATAGCGAGCGCCTCATCGGTGATTCCGCTAAAAATCAAACAGCAATGAATCCCCAAAATACTGTTTTCGACGCGAAGCGACTTATCGGTCGTAAATTTTCCGATAAGAAGGTTCAAGAAGATGTTAAAAATTGGCCGTTTAAAGTTGTTTCGGGTAAGTCTGAAAAACCGAGTATCGAAGTACAATTCCATGGTGAGAAGAAGTCGTTCGAACCCGAGGAAATCTCATCTATGGTTTTGACAAAAATGAAAGAAATTGCCGAAGCGTATATGGGAACCAAAGTCAAAGACGCGGTTGTCACGGTACCCGCTTACTTTAACGATTCCCAAAGACAGGCTACAAAAGATGCGGCCTCTATCGCAGGACTTAATTGTCTACGAATTATTAACGAGCCTACAGCCGCTGCCATCGCATATGGTCTCGACAAAAATAAAGATGAAGATAAGAATGTTCTTATTTTCGACCTGGGTGGTGGTACCTTCGATGTTTCCCTGTTGAATATCGAAGGTGGGATTTTTGAAGTCAAGGCTACCGCAGGAGACACACATCTCGGTGGTGAAGATTTTGATGCTCGTCTTCTCGAACATTTCGCACTTGAGTTCAAGCGTAAGCATAAAAAGGATCTCACTGGAAATGCTAGAGCTTTGCGCCGTTTGCGAACGGCGTGCGAACGCGCGAAGCGAACGTTATCCTCTACCACACAAACAGCGATCGAAATCGATTCGTTGTACGAGGGAATTGATTTTTTTACTACTATCACACGTGCTCGATTTGAGGAGATGAATACGGATCTTTTTAGAAAGTGTATGGATCCGGTAGAACAAGTTATCAGGGATGCAAAGATGGATAAATCCAAGGTTGACGAAATCGTGCTCGTCGGTGGATCCACGCGTATTCCCAAAATTCAGCAAATGTTGTCTACTTTTTTTAATGGCAAGGAGTTGAATAAATCGATCAATCCCGACGAAGCCGTCGCGTACGGTGCGGCTGTTCAAGCTGCCATTCTTTCCGGGGTTGATAATAGTTCTGTCCAAGATCTTCTTCTTCTCGATGTAGCTCCGGTGTCACTTGGTTTGGAAACGGCTGGTGGTGTTATGACTAAGCTTATTGAGAGAAACACGACCATTCCAACTAAGAAAGAGCAAGTGTTTTCGACTTATTCGGATAATCAACCCGCCGTATCGATTCAGGTGTACGAGGGTGAACGCGCTCGAGCGCAAGATAATCACCTTCTCGGTAAATTTGATTTGACTGGAATCGCACCCGCACCTCGTGGTGTTCCTCAGATTAATGTCGCTTTCGATATCGATGCAAATGGTATTTTGAATGTGAATGCGGAAGATAAGGCTTCTGGTAAATCTGAAAAAATTGTCATCACCAATGATAAAGGTCGTCTTTCCAAAGAGGATATCGAGCGTATGGTAAATGATGCCGAAAAGTATAAAGAAGAAGATGAGTTATATAAGAAGAAGGTCGAAGCTATCAATGGATTTGAGTCTGTCGTGTATAACACACGGAATACAGTTTCCGATAAAAATGTAAACATTACCGAAGAAGATAAAATTTTGGTAAATGAAACGATTAACCAGGCAATTTCTTGGATTGAAAATAATAAGACGGCGGAGATTGACGAAATTCTAGACAAACAAAAAGAGTTTAACGACACATGTGGGCCAATTCTTTCAAAGATGAATGCGAACGAACAACCTCCCGAGAAGGGCCCCACGATTGATGAGATGGATTGAACTTAAGTTACTTAGAAAAATAGCTAGTTTTAATATTGAAATGATGGACGTTAGACACATTACAGATTCCCTTTTTCCTCAAGTGCAACAATTCAAGGATGAAGAACATACGGAGATTGAATTACGTTTTGGAAAATTTAATGGTAATATGTTCGACACCAATCTCGGCAAGGCACAATTTGATTCGATTATGAACGGACTTTCCAAGTATACAGAATGGGATCAAATTATCGGTACCGAGCAAGAAGTTTTTTACAGGGAATGTGACGGTGTAAGAATTACCACCGAAGAAGCGACCGGAGAAGAGACTATCGTCCGAAAAGAACGCGTGATGAATCAGGATTTCAAACAAATTGAAAACGTACCGTACGATTTACGGTTTAGTATTTCAAAAGAGATTCCCTTGCCGGAAGATACTGATCGTGAAATGGATAAAAAAAGAACGAAGAAGCGCATTTCGTTTGTTCGCAAAAACGTGTCAATCGATATGACAATTTGTACGGGTGATACACATGACATGGATGCGGAAGATTCTCACACGTATCAGATTGAATTTGAGATTGTAGATCCCACGCGTGTAAAAACGAAAGATGATCTTTTTAAAATTTTACATAAAGTTAACGACGTTTTTATTATGTTGCGCAATACTAGATGATAGCACTGTTATTTGTAATATTAATACTCATGCTTTTGAGTAATTCAAGACAGAACACGGGAACTGAAGTGAGTATATTGGGATACAGGAGTCAATATTTTCACTTATCAGATGGCGCATCGAAAAAAATGTACGAAAACATGAAAAGTGACGGGTTTTCACCTGAAATGATCAAGAAGTTTGTCACGTTAGAAGATCGTTTACTTAAATTAGAACAACTTTCTGTGTGTTCGGGTTTAAGTTTACGTTACGAGGCATACGCTCTTTCAGATGAAATTAAAGAAACATTCACCGAGTATAAGTTTACATACCACGCGAAACATCTAAAACAAATTTCTGAACCACATAAACTTATAAATCGAAATGTAACATGTTAAATAAATACAAGAGTGCACGTCTATGTGACCCATTTTCCATGTATTTGATATGATCGTATACATGAATAATCAACCATGTATCATCAGGCATACGATTCATCTCAATCCATTTTTTCGCATCTTCGGCGTTGATAAAATCATCGGAACATAGAAATATTTTTTCTAAAAGTCCCATACCCAACTCATCAACGTCCCTGTGATACCGTATATATGAGACGATTGTATAAAATATCGCTTCTATGATAGCTCCGTGTACATGAGACGTCCATTTTGAAGGACCTTCATCTACATGGAACCCAGTTTTAGTTTTTGTAAATCGTACGAACAATTCACGTGGATCTTCCATATTAATACAAACGCGTGTATCCCTTTTATATTTGTTCGATTCTCGTACCTGCGGGCATGTCGCGCTTAATGGGTGACGGTGAATTCTTTTCCATCAAGTTTTCTAATTCTCTATTAAAGTTATTCTGTTTTTTGTTTAGTTCCGCTCTTCTCTCAAGTTTCCACATTCTCACAGTGTCTCGCTTGATCACATTTGCTTGTGTTTTTTTGAGAACACCATCCTTCGTGGTGAAGTCGGGATTTTTGGATGCGGTATTTAATTTTTGACGCATGAGTTTTAAATTGGAATCGAGGGGTGGCATGACATTTTGGTACTGGTTCGTCCACCTAGATCCGTATAACTTTTTAATGTTTTCTCGAATCGTGTTGTTGGTGAGACGTCGTTTAACCAGTGTTTCATTTCTCTTCGCATTTTGAACAGCCTGTCGCGCTTCGCGTTTTATGCTAGAAGGCGCTCTCGGTGCCGGTTTGGGTCTATTTAATTTTCCGCATATTGTTTTTACGGTATCCGTCTCAGATACAGGAATTCCTCTAGCAATCGCGAGTTGGACAAGTTCTTCCTTTTTGTGAGCCAGGCAGGGTTTAGACCCTATTTTGAAAGATCCGTACACTTTACTCTTAATTTTACTACAGAGTTGATCTTTCGTTGTCTTACTCGTCGCATCGACGATACCAAGTTTATCGGCAATTTTTTTAAGTTCTGGTTTAGGTAACGACGCACACTTTTTATCTTTAATTTTTATTCCGTTTTTACCATTTTTGTATACCGTATTATTGTAGTATGTGATATTTTTGTTAATATTTACGTTTGTCGTTTCGTTATTATTTTGTTTTCGCGTCTTCTTAACTATGGGAGAAGGTGTGCGAGTGTTACTAATTTTCAAGAATCCCGACTTATCAAGTCTTTTCACGAGATCTTTCGCGGTCGTTTTATAAGCTTGACGCACCTGATTCATTGTGATTGTCGTGAGTTCCCCTTTTTTCTTGGGTTCGGGTTTAACGATTTGAAATTTACCCGTCTTATGTATGATAAAACGAACACGAGACGAAGCGTTTTTTGAGGGTGGCCAGTTGATTATGAGTTGGGGTGAAAGTTCGGGTTCGTATTCTACGACTCGTGAAAATTCTTTGGCTATACCAACTTGATTTACTATCGCGTTTACTTTAAACGTCGATACAAGGTTTACATACTTCATCGTGTTATATAAAGGCTTATACTTGTTAAGAAATGTATCAACGATATATTTTCTGAGTATTTCTGGTTGATTAGCATCGTTATTTAAAAACCCACTCGCTATCTGCATCTTACCATTTTTGTAGACTTTGATAAGAAATTTACGTTCTTCACTCCCACTGAACACATATCCATCAATCTGGGCGGCAAAATAATTATGTTTTTTCGCATTTTCGTTTGATGGTGTTACCCTGGCCGTGTGCTTAGCACCAACCTGCATACGCCCATACAGAAGCTTGATTTCTTTCACTTCTATTCCGAGTCCGTTAACTGTTTTGCGCTTATGTGGTTTCTTGAATAAAACCGGAACGACATCGAATTTGAACGCACCATTTTTAGCGTCTACGTTTACATACGCGTTATACACACCAAACTGTAAAGGTCCCGTGACTAGTTTCGTGTTATTCATGAATCGATTGACTGCGCCGCTGTTCGCGAGGAAATTATTTAAATTGTTAGACCCGCTCATATGTTATGCTGATATTTTTTTAATGATCGGTTCCGTATGATCCACTATTATCTATGTCGACGATGTCGAGACCGAAAATAAAATCCTGGTTGTCGTACATATTACTTTTGTACACCTGTGTGTCTCTACGCACGACGATGTCTCTCGAACTAAAAGGTCCAACGTAAAAGTCGTACGTGAACCTCGGCTTTCCGAGATGGTTGTTATTACAATATTCATTAAACCGAGAGATGAATGCCGATTTCGGACAGAATGCACCTTCTTTGATGATGACATCCGGTGACTGGAGAAAGTTTTCGAGTGTACTCGCGACGATCGCAACCTGTTTTTGGATCGCGTGAAAATATTCCGGTACAACATTCCAAATGTCTTTGTTCGCGTATTTCTGAGAATATTCGAGATACCCTCGCACACACTTTTGTAAAATTGCCGGAAGCTCAGCTTCGAGTTTCACTTCTAATGTCGGATCAGCCTCCTTCACCTGCTTACCGAAGTTCACCGTAAGCATACGTCGCAATACACTTCCAGAATTATCTTTCCAGTTTGGAACCTCGTTTCCACCCAAAATACCCGGGACGGTCCACTCGAAAGATTTAGCCTTCTCGTGTTTAATTGCGATCGAAACGTCTTCTCCGCTCACAATAGATTGAAACTCAGCTTGCTCGAGTGCCAAATCACCCTTCACCTCCGGTGCGATAAACATGAACGCATCATAAATAGACGACAAACCGAATTTTCTTTCTACATTGTTCGACAATGTGCGAACATCGTCCGTACAGTAAAACTTACGAAATACTTTCGTGATGAGTGTAGATTTACCCGAACGCGCAACACCTTTCAGAAATGGAATACATTGCCATCCATCCATCTCGTTCACGTCAAAGCATAGACGTCCACCGATAACAAAAATCCACTTACATACCTCTTCTTCAAAGCTCTGATACTCCAAGATCGAGTCAAAGTGGGGTGTAGGAATGTCGTACCAGTTTTCAATCGTACTATAATCCGGAAACTCTTGCTCGAAATACTTGGAACTGACAACAGTCTGATCTAACGCCTTAAACTCTTTCGATTCGTACGTATAGAATGACGCGTGATACAGGCCAGTTTTATCGGACCACTCTTTTCCAATGAAAATACCGTTGTTAAACGACCAAACGTGTCGGTTTTTAACAATATCTGGAAACTGCATATCCATACACTTTGTGAGATGTCTTATGACGTCTGCGTGTGCCGAACCTCTCGATGTCAGATTTTTCCAAAGTTCGAAAAATCGTTCTTTTTTTCCGACACTATATACGTATTCTTCTATGCTTTGAACAGTTTTCCATGCGCGCGTGGAAGCTCCCTCGGGAGTCATAATCTGCGCACAACAATTTCCTTTGTACCGTTTAATATTTCGTTCGTAAAGATCTCGGAGTGTTTGAAGAATGGCTTGTTGATATGGTGATAGTTCTTCGACATTAGTTATTGTAGATGTTCTAAAAATAGATGGATCCGATTCCGGATTAATCGGAACGTATGTAGGATTATTGATTCGTTCGTTAATTCGAGCGTTACGAAAAACGATCTGCCAGGCATCATCTACCTGATCAATCAAGCGATTTACCCTAACGGATAGTTTCATATCATTGTCATCTTCCATATCCATCAAATTTAAAGTTTCCGCTCGGTGATAAATATCACACAAACGATCGTGCATGCGAGTATACTTACCGGATACACGTTCGATATCAATCGCAATGGGAAGACCATCTTCGGTCAACTCATCTTGTGTGAAAAAATTATCGTATCCGATACGTGAAGAAAGGTACCTGTTGTTCCGTTCGTTAATTTTCCATTTTTGTTCCAACATTGTCAACATCTTCATAAGCTGATCAGTTGAGAATGTTTGAATTTGACTCGTCCACATAGCACTGTTGGCATCATCGTGGTTGGCGTCGCCGTCAATGAAATGAGTCGGCTCGCGCATTTTATATTATACGATTCATTTTTCTAAGCTCGATTTTCTTTCTGAAGGAGTGATAACATTTTCACCATAATTTTATTTTGGATTTCTAACTGGCGACCCAAGTTTACCAGAGCTGTACACACCGTATCACCTTCGGGTGTCATCAGGGTGGAACCAAGTAAACTCTCCAGCGTGATGTAATCATCTTCGTCGTCTTCGTATTGAGTCAGATCAACCTCTTCAACCTGCTCAGGATGAGTTTCTATATCGGCTTCTGATTCGGTTTCAGATTCAGATTCGGGTTTGGACATTATGTAGTATATACAGGAAAAATAGGAGCGTGTTTTTCGCGGATGAAAAAAAATGTTGGTATATAGTACAACAAACAACAATGGCCGGTGGTCTTATGCAACTCGTCGCTTACGGTGCCCAGGATGTCTACCTGACTGGCAACCCCAAGGTTACTTTCTTCCAGGCGGTCTACCGCCGCCACACCAACTTCGCGATGGAGAACATCGAGCAGACTGTCAACGGTACCCCCGCGGACAACGGTCGCGTCTCCGTCACCATCGCGCGTAACGGTGATCTCGTCTCTGACATGTACATCGAGCTCAAGGCTAAGTCCGGTCTCGCGACCGGCACTGATACGGCGAGCGCCGATGCCTGCTGGGTCGCCGAGCGTGCCGTCAAGGATGTTGAGCTTTCCATCGGTGGTCAGCGTGTCGACAAGCACTACCAGAAGTGGTGGCGTCTGTACTCCGAGCTTTACCTCGATGAGTCCAAGAAGGCGAACTGGGGTAAGATGACCACCGCGGTTGACTCCCAGGTGTTCCTCCCTCTCATCTTCTTCTTCAACCGCAACCCCGGTCTTGCGCTTCCCCTCATCGCGCTCCAGTATCACGAGGTCCGTCTTGACTTCGACCTCACTAGCCAGTTCAGCACCCACACCGATAACTCCACCTTCAAGGTCTTTGCTAACTACATCTACCTTGACACCGAGGAGCGTCGCCGCTTCGCCCAGAAGGGTCACGAGTACCTCATCGAGCAGGTTCAGCACACTGGCACTGACACTGTCACCGCCGCCGGTGGTACCAAGCAGGTCCGCCTCTCGTACAACCACCCCGTCAAGGAGCTCGTCTGGTGTCTCTCCACGTCCGACGACCAGCAGGGTCTCTGGAACTTCACGACCAAGTCTGACGACGATGACATCGTCCTCGAGTCCGATGCTACCGCCATTGAGACTTCCAACTGCTTCATCCCCACGGCGCTTTCGGGTGCCCCCATGATAAAGGTTGGCACGACTGGCGGCACGGACAAGTTCACCGAGGAGGCTGTCGGTACCGTCGACACCTTCAAGCTTGTGCTTAACGGTCAGGACCGCTTCAAGGAGCAGTCTGGTAAGTACTTCAACCAGGTTCAGCCTTTCAACCACCACTCCGGTTCTCCCTACGCCGGTGTCTACTCGTACTCTTTCGCGCTCAAGCCCGAGGAGCACCAGCCCACGGGCACGTGCAACTTCTCGCGCATCGATAACGCGCAGGTTGCCGTCAAGACCACCTCCGGTAACGCCGGCGCGACCAACCTTAACATGTTCGCGGTCAACTACAACGTCCTCCGCATCCAGTCCGGTATGGGCGGTCTCGCCTTCTCCAACTAAATTGTTGGTATCGGTTTAATAAAAAAAATATATGAATATTACAAGAATATGAACGCGACTGTGACCGTATTCATATTATTGTTAGCTTGTATAACAGCTATATTAGTATTAAGGGGTGGTACACCCGATGCAGATCCGGGTGAAGAAATCGAAGATCTTGGCATAGAAATCGACGAAGAAACTAAAAAAATTTTAAAAGAACTCGAGGAAGAAGAGAAAAAGGATCAGACGTTAGATTGTGAAGGTTCTTGGGGTGATTGGTCAGAGTGTACTGTAAAATGCATAAACCCCGAAGATGAGAATACGAAAGATGGTGGTACCAGGGAACGAACATATAAAATAGAGCGTGAAGGTGGAATATTTGGAAATTCGTGCCCCCATAAAGATGGAGAAGTAGAAACAGAAGTATGTAACAAAAAATTGTGTCCCGTCGATTGTGTACAGGAATGGTCTGAATGGTCAGAGTGTACTAAAAGGTGTATCGATCCGTCGAAGTTGGATAAATCTCCGGGTACGCAATATCGTTCATTCGACACGTTGGTTTCTGCTCAAGGTGACGGTAAAGCGTGTATAAATCCTACACCTCAGTACAGAACATGCGGAAAAGATACATGTAAGTTCGCAAAGGTCTCATCTACTAAACGACCACATCTTTCTTCATCCACCCAGGACCGCTGGGATTGGCTGCCATCGCGTCGATACTACCAGGGAAAATCGGGGTGGGAAGCGATAATGTCTCTTTACTCGGGTGATGAACTTGATGATGAGGTTGGGAGAGAAATTAATAGATCTTTTATGTCTAAATACACGAAAACGGACAGTGGCGCTCCCGGTAACCCTCGTGTGTTAGCATGTGTGAAGCGTGTTAAATCGGGGATTCAAGCTCGGAGACTTCAAACAAATTCATTAGAACCGAGTGATATATTCGATGAATGTTCTAAAAAGTGTGAAGATATTGATGAGTGTGGGGGATTTTCTATATTTCCAACGAAATTCGATAGTGCCAGTGTTAAAGATCTAAACAGTTTAACGTGTCATTTATATTTTAATAAATGGCGTCAGTTCGGTGAACGCGAAAACCCGAACGGATCGTGTACACGTCCATGGTCAAGTGGAGCGAATGAAGATTGTACAGTTGATTACACTGACGAAGCTTTAAAAAATTCGTTATCGGATATAACTACATACAAACACACCGTTGGACCCATATTAAAAGAAAATCAAGATATTAATGTAGAAAGAAACGCTTCTACCGGTAAGCTTCAATGGGTATTAAATTCCGGTGAAAAAACGGTTGATATTGACGGTAAATCATATAGAGTGTTTTATGATGGTTTAACCGATCATAATAGTGGAAGTGGATTTAATAATCTTTTAAGAAATGTTTACATAAAGATGGAGGATGAAAATGGGAACATTATTCCCATGACACTCACAGATCCTGAATATCCAAGAGACGGGTGGTATGTGGAACTTCCACGTTCCGAGAAAGAAATAGAAATATTGGAAAAGGCTCGTAAAATATACGGGTTTTACGTAAAACCGGATGTGTATGAAGATGGATTACCAATTGATCGTGAAACTGGTTATCAAGGACGAAACAATGTGAAATGGATCGGTTTTGGTGGAACACGTGGTGAACTTGGTTACGATCCCGATGAATGTACAGGAGATAATCTAGAATATTCATTTTTTTAAAGTTTCACAAAAATGTTTTTATATAATAAGAAGCATGGCTAAGGACAACACACTTGTTATTATATTAGTACTTTGTGTATGTTCCATAACGGCCGCTTTATTGAGGGACGTGTTGAATAAACGTGCTCAACTTTTAGAAAATGGGAATGACGAAGAATTCGATTTAAACATACTTGATGGAGGTAAACAGGATTGTAAAGGTAAATGGACAAAGTGGTCGGAATGTTCTAAATCGTGTGGAGGTGGAACCCAAAAAAGATTGTTTTTGACGAGTATGTTACCGTTTGGAGGAGGTCGCGAATGCCCACAATCTCCCGAAACTCGGGCGTGTAATGAAAAGGAATGTGATCGGGATTGTGAGGGTGAATGGTCAGGGTGGACGGAATGTACTAAAAAGTGTAAAGAAAAATATGGACAGTATGGTGTTCAAACACGAACATATACGGTCAGTCAGGAGAGTTCTGGGAATGGACGCGCGTGTCCCAAAAAACAAATCGAAGAGAGATATTGTAACATGAAAGATTGTCCAGAAGGTTGTGATCTTAAGGGTGTGTGGGAAGAAAATTGGTCAGGGTGTGATCAAGACTGTTGGGATGGAATAAAGGATGGTGGACGATACGGAAACCAAACAAAAAAATTTTTATATTCGGGAGACATTGGTCAATGTCCGGTAAAAGAAACTAGGTTGTGTAATAAACATAGATGTACGAATGACTGTATGGGAGAATGGCGCGTGTTACCAGGTGCACCCAGTTCAGGTGCTGGTAATCTCATACATAATGGTAGACTTATGTGTGGAGTACCGGGGCAACCCGATTATTTTTGTGGTGCTAAAAAATGGCATCAAACCGCAAAAGCTGTTACCGACAGTAACGGTGTGGGTAAGTGTGTAACATCCGGTTGGGATATGGGTGGTGATAAGGAAGCAGGCGACCTCGCGGAAAGTGACTGGGGTGAAGGAGGCGCGTCGTTAGACATGAGTGAAGATGAAACCTCTATAAGTATTGGAGAGGGTGTTATCGGTAGTTACAGGGAAGATATTGAAGTAAAACCGGGACATCAAAAGTATCACATTCGTAGTTCAGAAAGTGACGCACTTAACAAAAACTACGATCCCATGTGCACATTTCACACAGACTTAAACGGACGTGTCGCCATTTTTCATAGCGAATATCCAGGGGGTGACTGTTAAGTTAAATTATTTTGATTGTTAATAATATGAATATATTGATAATATTTATATTATTAATATTGATAACCGTGTTCGTGATCGGGGGTGGTATTTACACGACGAACAAGGATAAGTTTGATCCAACCAAGTCCCTGTTTGAAAATATGTTGAGTGTATTAACACCACCTAAAGACGATTCGGAAGTTCAGAGTGATGAATCGGTGGTTGAGGAGACTATTGAACCACCCAAAGCAGAACCGATCGTCGAAGCTATGATAGATGACGATGAACCCGCACCCGTAACGGAAGACGGAAATGTGTTATCTCCTGTGGGAGGACCACCCCCGTCTGTAGGTGAAATTGCCAAAACAGTTCCCGTCGTTACGTTAATCGAAGACGAGCCCGAGGAGCCCGAGGAGAAACTATTCCAACCAGATTGGCTTAACATGGATGGAACATTCAAGAATAATAATTATTATCGCACGGTAAAAGGAAGAACACCCCTTCCATATAATATCCCTTATGTTAAGGACATGATCGAAACCGCATCGGGTAATTACTTGGCAAATATGGAACAACAGCCATGTGATTATTTAGTAACAAATTTCATTAATTGGGTAAAACCGAATTTAGAAACTTCCGAGGTTGAAAGAATTGTACAATCGTGTAACGCGGGTTGTAAAACGCCATTTGATAAAATCAGAAGAATATATGATAATTATGAAGGTGCATACTTTATAGATTCTCGTTGTGAAACGCATTACGAAATACGAGAGCGACGAGCAAAGAAAATAACGTCTGTTGAGGAAGAGGCGCTTCCACTCATACCAGCTTTGAAAGAAAAATTATACGGGATTCGACCTGCGAGGATGAATCCAAACGGAAATGATCAATTTCCCATACGAAACTTAGTATCAGAAGATTATTTTGTACACTGGGGTTATGGACTAGTTCAGAAAGTTAAGTATTTATTAATAACTTCGAAGTTAAAAGATTTTTATAAAGAGACTGGGTTACCGTGGGATTATTTTATTTATGCTATAACGGGAGTTAATCCGAGGAGACGTGTTAACCATTTTCCAGCAATGAAAATTCCCGATTTATTAACAACTTCGGAACCAACTCGAATACCACCAATAGACGACGAAGAATTTTTTTACAGCAGCGGCGGGATGAATATAAAAGGGGAACGAATTGGCAAAAAACCCGAACTACCACAGTGGGTTTATGATATGGATGGCGGTGCAAATCAACGAGTGATCATGTTAACTAAATTTTTTAATGATAATTGGGATATAAACGGGTCCGATACAGATGAAGCATATGTCAACAATGTTGGTGTACCAAAAACCCCTATTCTTCGCGAAATGGTCATTAAGATTAAAGAATTAGGAGCAAGTGAATACGAAAAGTTGAAACCAAAAAGAGATGAGGCTGCGGCAAAACGGGCGGAGGAAGAAGCGGCAGCTGCGGCAAAACGGGCGGAGGAAGAAGCGGCAGCTGCGGCAAAACGGGCGGAGGAAGAAGCGGCACGTTCTGTGCCATGTGGATATTCAGACTGGAGTGAACCTCGTTATGATTGTTTGGTCGGGAAAAAGGTAAGAGAGCGGACGATTGAAGTTGAAGGACGGAATGTATCTCTAGATCAGTTATGTGACTATAACACACTAGCCGAGGTTTTGGACGATAACGTTACCGTTGACTGTGTTTTAGGGCCTTGGGAAGATGTAACTGGAGAGACGTGTAGTGATACCGGATACTATTACAAACAACAACGTAAAATAATAACACCCCCTAAAAATAACGGTAAAGCGTGTGGGGATATGGAGAGAGTGGGTAAGTGTGAAGATGATTGGTTTATAGGGACGAAACCGAAATATTGTGTACTCAACGAAGAAAGTTTGAAAGCGTATAAAGACCTGGTACAAGCTGAATTGGATGCTGGTGGTGAACGAAGAAATAGAATCTTACACGCAAAGGGACATGCAATCGGTTGGAATTATCAGACGGGGGTGACAGTGAGTGACCAGGCTTGGCTTGCCGACGAGGCCGGGCATTATGAAGAAACAATGAAGAGAAAGTGTGCGGAAGCACAGACTCTGAGCGAATGTATGGATGAATCGAGAAGACCGAAACGGTGGTGGGAAGATTCAGATGGATCGAAAGTGAATTGTGGTGGTTTTAAATCGAGTCTTTTTGACTGTTCAGGGAGATATATCGACCCGCTCCCACCAAAGTGGTATGGTAAGCTACAAATGTGTAAAACCTCATCTTTAACCAATCGAGAAGATGATGTTACTAAGTATAAGGAGAAATACGTTTCTAAAAAAATTGTAGGTAATCCGGAAGATTGGAAATTGAAAGAAGGGAAAGGACCACCCACCGATACTGGGAGCACAAAGTATATGAACGCGTGTGTATATATAGATCGTAGTGACGCACGAGGTAAATTGTATTGCGATTACGATGATAAATTGCGGATAAATAAGTGTAGGGACTTGAAAGAGGGTGAGTCTAGTAATGTTAAATCTTATTGGAGTTCCATCAACCGTAACACGGGTGGTAGTAGCGGTGGTAGCGGTGGTTATACTCCTCCCACCGGTGGTCCCGTGACACTTCCCGTCAGTGGTCCCGTGACACTTCCCGTCAGTGGTCCTCCCACCAGTGGTAGCGGTGGTCGCGGTGGTCCCGTGATATTTCCCGTCAGTGGTCTTCCCACCAGTGGTCGCGGTGGTCGCGGTGGTCCCGTGACACTTCCCGTCAGTGGTTCTTGTCCTCCAGTTATGTTAACGTTATATTATAGCGGACTGCTCGATACTGACTATTGGAAAGATTTGTATAAAAGATACTCTAGTGAATACTCGATTTATACGAAACTAGGAAGGGGAGATAGTATATCTTCTAATAATGTTCAGATATATATTAATAGGTATAACGAAATATCAGAACAGCAGTGGAAGCACAAAGACAGTCTTTCGGAACAAGAACTAAATGATAAAGCTCAAAAATATAAACTTTTGAAAAGTAGATTTCAATCATACGCTAATTGTATGTTATACCGTAGTATTCCGGTAACAACTTATATTAATAAAATTGACTATGTTATTAAAATATTCGAACCGAACAGCCAATAGTTGCCCACTTATTTGAATATAAATGTAACATAAAGATTAACACACATTTACATTAAATGAACCCTTCGAACAAAAAACCCACTGAATCTCTAAACAGAATGAGTTATGAAGAACGTGAAAAAATGTACGCAGAAAAGCGTGCTCTCGCGGTAGAAAAGGCACTCAAGACTGAGAAGATTCGTTATCCGAATCGGAAGTAACTAGTTCGACGTGGTCCATCTCATAACAACATTGAGCAAACCCGTCATAGACTCGTAAACACGCGCGACAATAAAACATTTTACATTATTTGAATATAATTTTCACTTAAGTCGATGATGAATGTATGCAGAAAGTATATTCATCATGGATACTGTCGATAGTCTTCGAATGGTTATCGATGATCTCAAACGTATTCGTTCGAATTTGAATGACGATTGTAAAGAAAGTTCCGAAGAATATGAGCGAGTGATGGATAAATTACGCGGTCACAACGCAGTTAAATGTCTGCTATATGTATCACTCGTTATTAATACGTTTCTGATGTTTTATGTAAGAAAGGTGTTTTACGATATTGATCCGTATACGTTTTTGTGGATGACTAATCATACCGAAATGTAATCTAGTATAAAGATTTTGATTGTAATGACAATAAGATGAAGCTTCTTATCAAACGCCTTTCGGAAGATTCTATTGTACCTACACGCGCCTCCCCTGGATCTGTGGGGTATGATCTATATAGTACCTCTAACATGTTCATCCCACCTATGGAACGTGGAATTGTAAACACTGGTATTGCCGCTACTATTCCCATGGGTGTGTACGGACGTATCGCTCCTCGTTCTGGACTTGCTGTTAAGCATGGAATTCAAACAGGGGCGGGTGTTATCGATCCCGATTATACGGGTGAATTGAAGGTCATTCTGTTTAATCACGGAAGTGAAAAGTTTGAAATTAAACAGGGTGATCGCATTGCTCAACTTATTTTGGAAAAGTGTGAAACGCCTCTTATTGAAGAAGTTAATGCTATCAAGGATACTGAACGCGGAACTCGTGGTTTTGGATCTTCTGGATAAACATAATTAATTCGCAAACGCTATACCTGCCATACCGTCTTTTATCCTCAAAATGTTATAATTGACTGTATAGGCACGCACAATATTACCATTCCTGGTACCTGTACCAGTGAGGTTAAGCTTCGCGTTATCGATACGCGAGAAGTTAAGAGAACCGCTGGGCTGAGAAGAGTTCATCTTTAAGCAGAAAGGCCACGTAAAAGTAGAGACGGTGCTGAGAGTCGCCGATGGAAGAGATGTGCAGTGCATCTCCGGGACGACGTTGTGGTGGTAGACGGGAGACATTTCCTCAAAGAGAGTGGTGCCGTTGATGTAGAGAGAAGCGCGGTCGAACGTGAAGTTGGTATCCCATTGCGAGTTATCAGCCTCGGAAGAGACGACGTGGATAGCCTTCGAGGGGTGGTTGAAGTAGGTGAGATCGATGTCGACATCGTTCGCAGACATGGGTTGAAACTGGGTCTGTGTGATGAGCATCTCATGTTCATTATCAACAAGCATCTGACGCTCCTCGGTGTCGAGGTACACATAAGTACCGTAGACCTTGGGTGTAGAACCCGGTTGAAAAGTACCCGACCCACCTCCATTACGGCACTTGATTCGCAGCTCGACCTGGTGGAACTGAAGCGCGGTGAGAGGGAGAGATTTGGTCCAATCTTCGGAGAAGAAGAAGGGGATGAGATAATGATCGGCGGCCGCATCAGTTCCCTTAGCGTTGTCGGAAACCTCGTCGAGAGTCACAGCACAACTCGCCTTAGCGCCATCTTGCTTGTAGAGTAAATTGTGAACACCCTGAATGAAAAGGGCGTCGAGGCGGCACACTTCCTGACCACCAATCCAAAGAGAAAACTCGGTCGTGCTGGTGTCGTCGGTGCTAAAGAAACCGGTACGCTGCGCACCACCGCGGCCGATGTTGGTGGCCTCGACCCATACATAGCTTAAAAGATCACCCTTTGTACGCAGAGGGATCACGACCTCGTTACCAGCGGCGAATGTTCCGACATAATCGAGACGCTCGGGTTTGATGGAAAAATTCGTGTGACGTTTGTAATTTTGGCGGAAAAAGGAAACCTGGGGGGATCCTGTGATGTAGGCATCCTGAGCACCCTTCGATACAAGATCAATTAATGCGGCTGACATTTATTAGTAAATGATATTAAAATTTTAGCTCGTTAACGAAGTATGGTCCAATTTCAGGTGTTGACGTGGGATGCTCGTGACGAAAATGACGAACACATTATACGTCTATTCGGTAAAACTATGAATGGTGAATCAGTATGTGTCACCACGCCGTTTGTTCCTTATTTTTTTATCAAGATTCCGTTAGGTTTGAGTGTAAAAACATTGGTGACGTGTATTGAACGAGTGTGTCCAGATAGTATTTCACACACGGATATTGTGAAAGCCAAAGATATGGAAGGGTTCCAGAATGGTGAAATTTCTCAATTTTTACAGGTATATTGTTCCGACTTGGCGACGCGGCGTCAAGTGAGTAATCGTTTACGTAAATCCATTAATGGGTTGAAGACGAAATTGAAAATATACGAATCGAACGTCGATCCTGTGCTGAGATTAATGCATCGAACTGGTATTCAATCTACGGGTTGGGTTGATACAGGAAACTCCTGTACGAGAGCGTTTCACGCGAACGTAGATATCGATTTACAGTGTAAAAATTGGAAACTATTAAAACCCATAGAAACGACTGATATAGCCCCATTCGTGATCGCGTCAGTTGATATTGAATGTTATAGTTCTACTGGGAAGTTTCCCAGTCCCCGTGTACACGGTGATGCTTGTTTTCAAATCGCGATTTCATTAGTACGATTCGGTGAAGACGAACCCTTTGATAAAACATGCCTCTGTTATAAAAACACAGATCCAAAGCTTGAAGGATGTACAATTACTAGCTTCGACACGGAACGTGATTTATTATTGGCGTTTTCTAAGTATCTTCATATTCATGACATAGACATCATAACGGGGTGGAACATATTTGGTTTTGATCTTGAGTATATCATGGAACGTGGTATGTTAAACAGCTGTCCTCTGACTTTTTTTCATATGAGTAAACTCAAAGGGTACACGTGTAATCTTACGAGTAAAAAACTTTCATCAAGTGCCCTGGGTGATAATGAATTAAAACTAGTCCCAATGCCCGGTCGTTTTATTTTTGATATGTTTCACGAAATCAAACGTGAATATAAATTAGATTCGTATAAACTTGATAGTGTTTCTGAAAAATATTTGGGTGATAAGAAGATTGATATGCCTCCGAAAGAAATGTTTGCGCGATACGTGGAAGCTGATCCTGTAAAATTGCGAGAAGTTGCCGAATATTGTATTAAAGATACACTTCTTCCACATAGACTTTTAACAAGACTCTGTACACTCATGAATCTTTTGGAAATGGCAAAAGCGACGTGGGTACCCCTGAGTTACCTGGTAGAGCGTGGTCAGCAAATCAAGGTGTTTAGTCAGTTGACGAAAAAGGCGCGTGAGATGGGATTTAAAGTTCCGACATACGAGTATGGATATACGGATAATGCGGGGTACGTCGGTGCTACTGTTCTGGAAGCGCAATCTGGGGCGTATTACACACCCATCACAGCACTCGATTTTGAAGGGTTGTACCCATCTATCATGATGGCACACAATTTATGTTATTCGACCCTTGTAAAAGATCCCAAATACGATAACTTACCCGGTATTACGTACGAAAGATTTGGAGAACATACATTCGCACAGGACGTTCCCAGCATTTTACCGAGTATTTTGAAAGAGTTGAAATTGTTTAGAAAACAAGCGAAAAAAGATATGGCAAACTCAACTGGTGCTACAAAACAAATGTATAATGGTAAACAGCTCGCATATAAAATTTCTATGAACTCCGTGTACGGTTTTACCGGGGCGTCTAAAGGAATTTTACCGTGTGTAGCCATCGCGTCTACGACAACGTTAAAAGGAAGATCTATGATTGACGAAACGAAGACGTATGTTGAAAAGCATTACCCCGGGTCGAAGGTAAGATATGGAGATACAGATTCCGTGATGATTGAATTCGATGTACAAGGTCGAACAGGTAAAGAAGCCATTGAATATAGTTGGGAACTGGGAGAGCGTGCAGCTGATGAATGTACCAAGTTGTTCAAAGCACCAAATAATCTTGAACTCGAAAAGGTATACTGTCCGTATTTTTTATATTCAAAAAAACGATATGCCGCGAAGCTTTGGACAAAAGGTAAAGATGGAAGTATGAACATGGATTACATAGATGTGAAAGGTCTACAGTTGGTACGTCGTGATAACACACCACACGTGCGCGAGGTGTGTAAGGAACTGCTCGATGTCGTATTGGATAGTAGTGGCACGGACGCACCTAAAGCGCTGGCGAGAAAACGTGCGGTTGAACTTTTAGAAGGTGACGTTCCAAACGAAAAACTCATTTTAAGTCAATCATTATCCGACACGTATAAAGTGAAGGGTGAGAGTGTTTCAGTGACGGGACATCAGGTTGCCAGTATTAATCAAGCGCATGTTCAGGTCGTTCGAAAAATGCGCGAACGTCAACCGGGTTCAGAACCGCAGTCAGGTGATCGTGTACCGTACATTTTAATCAAGACGGAAGATCCTAAGGCGCGCGCATTTGAAAAGTCGGAAGATCCAGTGTATGTTCGAGAGCATAATTTACCCGTCGATTATGCATATTATTTTTTGAACAAATTTCTAAACCCCGTTTGTGATCTTCTTGAACCCCTGTTTGAAAATGTGAAAGATGATATTTTTGGTGAACTATTGATGAGAGCTAAACCACCTAGGAAAAAGAAAGCTGAAACAAGCAAATCTCAAATGCTGCTGTGTGATATATTTAAAAAAAAGACACCTTAATAGTACATGGGTGTCACTGAGCAGTTGACTGCGATCATCGACAAGGAGGTTAAACGGGCGACGAACGAACAGGTTAAAGTTGTAGAACAGAAACACAGGGAGCATATTAGTCAACTCAAACGTGAACACAAAGAACAGTCTGCTCCAATGGTACAATCTCATCGAGAGCAGATTTCACAAATGACTCGATTACACAGGGATCAAATGTCTACTATGGAAAAAAAGTATCAAGAGACTTTGTATTCTATAATCGAAAAAGTTTCCAGGTTGTATTCTGTACCTATACGGGTTGCCCGCCGAGATCTTATGGGTGATGATACGACGCACTGCATGGGAATTAAGAAAAATGGTAAACTATGTATGAATCGAGCGATACAAGATGGGTATTGTATGTTTCATGTGAATGATCCAAGACCATGTACACCGATATTGATGCCACAAGGTCTTCGTCACAATCACGCATTTCCATCTGGGTTTGTAACGGGATGTCCTGCTTGTGAAAATCAAAACGTGAATGAGTTTAGAGAATTGGATTCTATTATGTAGAATGAACAAATCGGATATTCTATTATCATCAATCAATACATTTTACACAGTACCCGAAAATAAACATATACTCATCGAACTACTGAATAAGAGTGGTGGAATTTCACTTCGAAATCTCGAGTGGTTCATCACGAATTATTCCAAAAAGACAAATTTAGCGTACCAGACTGGAGATGGAAAAATCTTTAGTGTACACTGCGCATATAAATCTAGTCTTGATGGATATAGTAAAAAGTTATTTGATCCATTTTGTCGAAGTGAAAAAATTGTGTATACAATTCCGGGCACACAAGATGAAATTCATACGACTGTCGCACAGTTGAATTTCATCCGATGGTGTATTAAAAACAAAATTGTCGATTATATTCGAGACCATCACGACACGCTGTTTAGTAAGCAAGTGACATGAAACCACCATTGAATCTAAACGTCTGATATCCGACGTAATATAAGTGTAAGGTATATGTATCCGTTAATCCCCCTGTTAAGTTTATATCTAGAATAGTACGATCCGAATTCAACTGACTAAAATCTAGGCTTCCCGATGGCTCCACATTAATCGGATTCATCGAGAATGCGTACGTGTATATGTTTTTCTCTGGACGCGATAGTCTACAATTGTTAGTCACTACATATTTATAATAATTCGCTTGTGGCGTTGGTATGTTTGGTAAATCTTGACCATTCACAAAAATTTTAGCACTTTGCATAACCGGGTAGAAAAAATCATTATACGTCGTAAAATTTGAAGTATTGCTCGTGAAGTTGAACCTATTCTCGAAATACTTTTCGGGAATGGTGGCACCACCGCCATCATCTTCATTTTCATCTTCGAAAACTGTTTTTCTGAAAAACCAATTCAACGTCTTAACGGGAATATTTGGGACGAGTTGTAATTTAATATTATTGTCACCCACAATAGTCTGTTCTGTCGGGTGTTTTTTGGCTATATCTGTGATGAATGTTTGCTCAGTTGTCATGAGAAATGTACGCTCTTCGGGTGAAACTGTAATCTCTTCTGTAATTATATCAAACGTATCTAATGTTATGGTGGATGGATTATTAGTGAAAAATGTTATCGGCCTGACTTTGAACTCAAATTCAATCTTTTGTTTATGAATAGCGCACGTTGGAAAATATGGTCTATTCGGTAAATTTGTCGAATATTCATCACTTTCATATTTTCGAGAAAAGAAGAATGGAATAGGAATCATTAATTCTGATGGGTACCGAGAAAGTGCCGCATCATTTATCATAGATGTTCCTTGTGCACCATTTCGGTTCAATGTGTAACGTTTCGTATACTTTTCCGAATCATCCAAGTATAATTCGTCGTATATGATACCCCAGTCGTCATGATATTTATCCACCTCTAGTTCATCAACACGCATCGCTACCGATTCAAAAATATGGCGACCAATCTGATCCGCTATGTTAGAAGTGGAATCGACGGCTGGAAAATTTATGTGTACGTACATGTTACTCAACAAATCGCCCATGTTTGTCGGATTTAGTGTAACTTTCACAGACTCACCGAAAGGCCACGACGGCCCCGCACTTGTTGGTTTGTGTACAGTTACACGTTTATGATATTTAGAAAAATTCGTATGTTGTTTGATGTCATAATTAAAGAACGAATGTTCAGTGTCTTTATTTAAAAGGTATGTATCCTGTTGACCTATGGCATTTAAGGAAAGTGTAGCTCCTGTGTTTGAACCTTTCAAATCCATACTTATCTATTGTTTATATATTTTTAATATCATTTTCCCACATAACTAGAGGACTCGTATGCTTCATAATTTCCAAATCCATTTTCGCTTGTTTCGATTCTTCGAGCAGAGATGCGACGCGTTCTTCGGTGTAATCGACTGTTTTAATGTTTAAAAGATAATCATACGCGCCATCCACTCTAGGAAATATGGTAGACATCTGCGCTTCCAAATCTTGTTTTTTGCGTTTAAATACCACAAGACTTCCATTGATGACCATAGTCACAAATTTAGCGCGATTGGAATACATTTCAGATTTTTTCTGCAGTACTTCGAGTAGATGTGTTTTTCGTTTTTTGTAATACTCATACCGAAGACTGATGAAATCAAGTAAAATAAGTTCGGGATTTTTATATTTATGAATACCCTTTGTCGGGTGGAATAGATGCATGTTACTCGTGCGAATAACTTTTTGAAGTTTGAGATCCTTGATAATATCTTTACCCCTGTACTCTTGAATGACGAAATCTACGTCCTCTGTGGTACTGTTATTCGTAAAACTTCCGATGATTTTCTTTTCTACGAGCGTGTCCAAGTATTCTTTATAATCTTGAGTCCAACGACCGGGTGGAAGTTCTGTAACTTTGATTGTCGTACCGAGAACTTTCCACACACCTTCCGCGACCCAGGTATCATCGTCTTCGAAAATGCGACCTTTAAACCCCCTAAACCACGGTTTCATCCGTTTCATAGATTTACCTGAAATGTGATCGATAATATTTTGTTTGATATCCATTGGATTGAAAGGTGGAACATAGCAACTGAAACCGGTGCCGATACCTTCCGTCCCATTCACGAGAACCATTGGAAGTGTGGGCATGTAATATTCGGGTTCGATAGAACGACCATCGTCGTCCAGGTACGTGAGAATCGCATCGTCTTTCGCATCAAAAATTCGACGGGCATCGTTTGTCAAGCGCGTGAAAATATATCTCGTTTGAGAAGCGTCTTTACCACCCATGAGCCGCGTACCAAATTGTCCACATGGCTCCAGAAGATTGATATTGTTAGATCCCGTGTAGTCGTTCGCGAGTTTTACGATAGTTTCAGCGAGAGACACTTCACCGTGATGATACGAACTCTTTTCGGCGACGTACGCGGCTAATTGTGCGACTTTCATTTCATCCCTCAAATTTTTTTGAAAGCATGAGTACATAACCTTTCGCTGAGAAGGTTTGAGTCCGTCGGCTACATGTGCGATCGATCGCTTAAGATCTGCGAGACTGAAATTGACAAGATCCTTGTGTACAAAATCTGTAATGTTGAGTTGCTTTACATTTCCATACGAAACTTCAAGTTCATTCGCGTCTTTCGAAGTACTTTCAAGTAACCAGGTTTTGCGAGCATCCGCCATCTTTTTGTCAAATGCGAGAACAATCGATTCATCGGTCATTGTATCCACATCGAATTTGACGGTGAGATCCTGAATCTTTTTGAAATATTCGCGAGCTTCGGCAGACGTAGACGTACCGAGACCCTTATAATACTTGATACGCCAACCATTCTTACCATCTCCGTACCAGGATCGAAACGCTGAGTCGGTGTAAAACGATTTGGTTTCCGAACCTTTTGTAGCCTTGATGATGGGTGTCACCATACTCACGACGAAATTTAGTTTCAGAAGACTTGGCCAAAAGTAATGAATCATGTTCAAGATGAGACCTTTGATGTGAGAGCCATCGTTATCGGCATCTGTCATGATCATGAGTCGTCCGTAGCGAAGTTCGGACACGTTCGTGTACTCTTTACCTTGCTGAAGACCCAGAATCTTCTTGAGATCGTTAAATTCTTGATTCGACGTCAACTGTGCTACCGATGAATCTCGAACATTTTTACACTTACCTCTCAAGGGAAAAACGCCATAGTGATCTCGTCCAACCACAGAGAGACCGGCGACCGCTAGAGTCTTAGCCGAATCACCCTCCGTGACGATGAGTGTACACTTTCCAGATTGCGTCGTTCCAGCTTTATTCGCATCGTCAAGCTTAGGAATACCCGTAATTTTTGATTTACGAGCCCCGCCATCTGTCTTTGCGAGTTCTTTCATTTCTTTGAATTTCGAAAGAGCCGTAAGTTCGTCCGAAATACCAGTCTTCAACGCATTTTTTACGAATGTTTTGGGCATTTCAAACTTCGAGCCAAAGTCCTGTGCCTTGAGTGTGCACTCGGATTTGACTTGACTCGAGAAGGTTGGGTTCTCGAGAGTTGCCTTCACAAAGATGGCGAATGTATTTTTAACCTGTTGGGGCTTCAATTTGATTTTCTTTGTCATCTCTTCGATGATTCCAGAAGCGATGAGTGAGGCAGCGTGATCAACGTGTGTACCACCCTTAGTAGTACAGATACCGTTTACGAACGATACCTGTTGCATACCATCTTCAGAAGGACCGATACACACGGACCAGCGGTCGGTCGTAACACTATGTACATTTTCGATACCATGCATCTTCGCGTACGCTTCGAAGTTTTGTTTGGGAAGAACATCACCATTAAACTTCACTTTACAATTTGCCGAAGTACAGATGTTCGCGTCCCATACTCTCTTTTGAAAGATCTTGTAAATGGAGTTGTCCATTTTGGACATTTTGAAACGCCTCCAATCCGGAGTGAAGGTCACGGCCACGGATGATGTAGCACCCGCGTGTTTTTTGATTTTTGGAGGTTCACAAATGGACATATTTTTGGACCAGTTTTGGGTATACGTTTGCTTCGTTTCGTGGTCCTTGATGACCACAGAGAAATTACCCGAATAAATATTCGTCAATTTGGCCCCATATCCGTTGCGACCACCTACGATCCGCTTTTGGCTGTCATCATAGTTGGTACTTGTGAGTAGATGTCCAAAGACGAGTTCGGGGTTCCAGACGTTCTCCTTATCGTTAAACTTGATACCGATACCCCCAAGCGGTCCATTGTTTTCAATGGTCACCGCACCAGTCTCTTTGTCTATGGAAACGGAGATGGCTGTTACATTCTTGGGATGAAGGGAGTTACGATCGATCGCATTCACGAGGATCTCGTCAAAGATTTTCAAAAGGGCTGGGGAGTACTTGAGGTTCTTCTTCTCAAATTTCTTCCCATCGAGAATCCAATAGGGTTCAGTACTCAAATCAACCGGACCCACATATGAGTCGGGTCGTTTGAGTACGTGTTCAATGTGAGTGAGTTTTTGGACACTCTCCATTTTCCTTATTTTTTTACAACTCTAGTCTCTAACTTAGGTTTTGGTTTCCTTTTATAAAAATCATATTGAAAAAATAAATATGGACATATCAGTGTCACGTAAAAACGTATAAGTTTATGCATATCATTATTGGTGTCACATTTTTAAATGTGGTATTATATAAATGTGGAGAATATTTATACTTTTATATTTTTCATATCTCATTCTTGGACCACATTGGGAATCAAGGCTGTTAAAATCCGAAAAAATTTTATTAGTTGATTCGTTCAGGGAACTTTTTAGACGTTCGATATTCATCTCATATGTATCTTTACTGTTCATCGCGTGGTTTTTGTATAAACCGTCTATATACTCTTTCATCAGTGCTCTTATGTTATCGGGTATGGCGACGGTTGGATTTCATTTTAAATATGGTTATGAAAAACCGATACCGATGCACGTCATTTTAAACATGTTTCTTTTGTACATGGGAAGAAAATACATGACAACTCAGTTATGGATTACTGTAGCACTCGTATTGTTTTATACGATAACTCACGATATGTTGTATATCAAGTAATATCAATACCATTTTTCAACGCTCTTCGAATCAAACCGTCATACCATTGTACGATTTCATCCTTTGTTTTAGATTTGGGTCTTGGAGAAAGGCGTCTAATCACACCTATTTCTCGGTGTTTGAGAGCTTTTATATTTACTTTTGGTTTATTTAAGAAACACGCATAACAGACGGGTTTCACATTTAGTCTTCCTCCCAGGAACGAGTAGAATTTATCGTTATTCGTCGTGAAAAGTGGACGGATTGATCTGTACATACGAATGAATTCCTTTGTTCGCCTTCCATGTGCTCGTACACATGGATTTAATGGAGCTTCACACAAAAAACATTCCGATTTCCATACCAATCTCATATTTCATACAAAAACAAAAGCTTTAATTTGACTTAAGTCAATGACGAATATATGGAAAGTATATTCATCATGGATTATCACGCGCATCTCGAAAATGTCATGCGTCACATGAAATGTGATACACCTGACGAAAAGTGTGAACACTTGACAAGAAGTATCATGAAAATGAAACACGGGTACACCCGTCACGCTGAGAAGAGAAATGCGCGTACAGTCATGTTTTTGGATGAAGCACCCAAACGAGTTGTCGAACAAAAACACGTGGGGCGTTTATGCCAATCTACCACACTAAAGGGTAAAAAGTGTACATTCAGGGCGACATGTGGCATGTATTGTAAAAAGCACAGTGTATCTAAGATTGAAAGTGTGCTCGGGAAGAAGCCGGTTCTTAACTAGTATTATTTTGTCGTTATATATAAATGTTAGATCAGGATACACTCAAACCCGTGATCATTTCTATGATCGTCTATCTTCTCGTCGCAAAAATGATTCCCGATATTATCAAAAAACCTACTGGTATTACATTCATAGATGATATTAACACCATGCTCATAGCTCAAAAGGGGTCACTCGGTTCCGGAGCTATTCTTACTGGTCTTGTTGTCTACATTACCAATTACCTGGTAGACGAATTCGCTTAAAACGTTATCTTTTCCAGTAAGACGTTTCGTATGACTATGGTCCATATGTCGAACCCTGTTATCATAAGCATGTTTCATGAACTCCAAAAGTTGGTCGAAATTGGGTTTACCCCAAGACATACCCTTTTTAAATAAAAAGTCATCTCTCTCCAATTCTTGAAGTTCACAATCTATTGTATAAGGTGTGTGTATGTATTCAGGAGCTCCACCGTATCGAGTTATGATAACGGGTTTGTCTCGAACTGCCGCCTCGACAGCACCCATACCAACACCCTCCGAATTCGAAAAGCTCACATAACAATCACCACGGTCATGAATTTCATCCATGTCTTCATTGGAAATTAAACCATTTACGACTTCTACACGGGGAACCTGAATTTCTATATCTTTACCACACGTTGCCTTTACGAGAAGTCTCGTGTTCGGTTCGTTTAAACGAACGAAAGCTTCCAGAATTTTTCCAAAATTTTTGCGTTGATCGAGAACGTTTCCGATATGGTAGAATGTAAACGGTTTTTCTCGTGGAGTTGGAATGTGTGCGTGAATGATGTAAAACTCGTTATCAGGAAATTGTCGAGACAGTACTCTTTTACAGAACATACTCGGAACAGCCACACGTTTAAATTCGGACATAATCATACCATAATCTTCGTGTACCGTTTCTGTTTCACATACAGTCATACACGCCAGGTTTTTAATACGTGTTTTGGCGTATTTCACGTACTCCATGTGTTCCTTGAGTGGAAGTAAAAAAATGAGAGCATTATCATCTTCAGGAAGTTGAGATCCTATGGTATAATACCCTGTTCCAGGAAAAACTCTTAGATATTTTTTAGCATGTTGACCTATACCCGTGATGAGTTGAGGTCCTATGAACAACATTTAGTTTAAAGATAATATTTCCTTTATATATATTACAATGACTTCTCTCCGTGACGAAATCGTAGCTGAGATGCAGCGCGTCCGTATAGATAAAAAGGCTCTCTTCGAGTTACTCTTGAAAATGGTCGATTCTTCTGGTACTAGCGGCGAAGCCCTAGAGGGTCCACCGGGTCCACGTGGTCCACAGGGGCTTCAGGGTCCACCAGGACCTCACGGTCTTCAGGGTCCTCCTGGTAAGGATTGTACGTGCTGTGCGGATAAGGAAAAGCCCGCCGCCCCAGCTAAGCCCGCGGCTAAGAAGCCTGCTAAGAAGAAGACCCTTCCCGGTGTTTAATTATATACGACGAACGTCCAATATTAATACGACACGCTTACCATTACCCGGTTTGTTTACTTCATGATAACGTGCGTGATCAAATAGAAAAGCCTGACCATCTTCATGTACATGTGATTTATTATACGTATAAAGTGTACACGTATCTTCACTTTGTATGGTGAGATGGTATCTTAACAAAAAATTAGTTTCTGCTCGGTGTGGTGCTATGTACATAGGACCTTCTATGACTGCAAATACAGCTGTATTTTTGTATATACTCGGTATTTGTTGTACTAAACTATTCGTCACGGGAAAATCTTTCACCCTATAAAAATAATAATTATCATTCTTATCAAACCAGTGATCGGAATCATGAAAATAGTTTTTATTTAATGTTTTTGAAATCTCGTCAAATTCTTTTTTTATTTTTTTGTAATGAAATTTTATTAACCATAAACCCGTAAAGTCGTGTATTCTATATATTTGTGAATGAAAGAAAATGTCAATCAAACTATTTAATATTCCAAACATGGGACGTTTCATATTCTGAAAATAAAGACGGTCGATGGGACTTTTCATATAGTCATGCAATACCAGCCCAAATACAAAAAATGGTATGAACCACATTATTTTATTCACATATAATAAAAAATGCCAGGTTACGACAAGATCTCTATGTACACAGCTCCTTCTCCTACAGACGAAGTGGACACTGTTGAAAAACGTTTCGTCATGCCCAATCTTACAATCGCTCAAATTGTCATTCTTAGTGCGATCATCGCGTATGCGTACTCTGCTCGTAAAATGAATGGTGCCATCATTTCTACCATGATTCTCGCCGTTGCTCTTTTACACGCGTATGATCACGTATACCTCGTGAAGCGTGGTCCCGAGCGTGAATTATTTTAATTGTGAACTGTGTTTCGAAGTACATTTTCCGTATAAATTTTTACATTGAATACCCTTTAGAGTTGTGTAGGGACATCTCACTTTATTTGTAATACACATTTTTGTAAGTCTTTCATTCTCGATGCGAAGAAGTTCATTTTCTGCAACGAGGGCGAGAGTTTCCATATTGTATTACAAATCTATAGTATTGTTCTTACTTAGGCTATATTCATACATCATAAATCTTACATCCAATATCATCGGGAACTTCACCACAAAATTCGTATAGGTCCATGATATCGTCGTGTTCATCCAGTGAGTCTTGTGTCACTAGTTCTGGTTCGTCAGACATGATATCGATGACATCATCCATCAAATCAAGAAATGAAGCGAGTTCTTCCAGGACGATGCGTCTATTGTTACTTCTCCAATTAGATGTCACTTTAGTCTTACGTAAAACTGACTTGAGCTGTCTATTCTGAGTGATGATCTTATTGATATCCGATTCATTCGTCGCGCGCACGCGAACGGATCTACGAGAGTGGACACTGACGGGGAAGAGACAAACCGATGGCATATTTTATATTTGGTATTATTCTTTATCTTTGTTTCTTTCTTTGATACGTATTGCCCATTTATTTTCCTTTTTAAATTTTTCATAATCAATTTCTGGTCCAAATATTTTAATAAAAAAATCTTTCAACGTTTTTTTCTTTTCGGGTTTCTTGGGATTTGTGGATAACGCAATTGGTTTTATAGCACATACAAACATTTGTTATACATTATTAAAGTTTTAATTCCATAATAACGCATGTGTGTTTTGGAAGAAGTGAGAGAGCGCATGGAAATGGGTCGTGAAAAGTATGGACACGGTGTACGTGTTGATGATGATACTCGTACTTGGGGAACGCGTAATAATTCATGGTTGAATATGGCGAGAGAGGAGTTTTTAGATGCGATCGTCTACGTAACTGCTGATTATATTAGACATGTTAGAAAAGAAGATCGGTCGTTCCGAAACTCAGTAGAAGATGATAACGAATTAATAATGTCCATCATAAGGGATTTTAGTACTGTCGAAAGTTCAAAACACAAAATGCTTTTATGGAACTTGAAAATGATATGTGAAAAAATTTAATTACATATATTATAAATGAGTTCGGCAGGAAATCTTATTGATTTTGATGGAGTAGGTCCAATTATGGGACCAATACAACTTTCTTCACAGTTGTCGTGTATGTGTTGTATATTAATTTTTATCAAAATGTTGTTAGATACCCCAACTAAAACGTTCCCCGTATACTTTATGCTCGCGTGTTGCTTATGTTCGTCTTGTTCGTCTTCTGCGGTGTTAGTTGATGATACAATGAATCGTCTAAACAGTGATAATTATAACCAGGAATAATGATCATTCACTTAAGGAGTATTCAGCTGTTTTAATTCCTAGAAACATATTGAGTGCATATGTTAATTGAAACCATACATCAACCCATTTGTGTGTGATACACCATATAGGTACACTCGTTAATATGAACATAATGTGTGTTGTTAGTTCTATAAGTGTTAACGGATGTGTAAGGTGTACAGTTATAGCAGTTATGATACTTATGTTAAAATTTACAACATCAATTACCAAACCTCTATAATACGCAAGACAGAAATTTGCTACGGTGAACAAGAACATGATAAACTTTGTCATCGAAGTATATTTCACTGTGTTGATATATTCGACGTGTGTAGTCATGACGATTCGCGTTTCTACATTCGGTTCGGAAACTGGTACGTTCTCGTCGACACCCACATGGACATCACCATTTGGTTCTTCGACGAGAACGTGTCTATTTGTCTCCATCTTAATGCTATACTTATTTAAACTTTAAATGCGCGGCGAGTATGGCGAGTAAAATAATAACGACGGCAAATTGTTCGTCATTAGGTATAGGGCTTCTCTTAGCCCATCCAACGGTAAAAAATACGGATAAAAACACTCCAACACCCCTGAGTACGGCTTCTTGATATTTATTCATTTATATATACAAATATTAATTATACATCTCCATCTCCATTGTCATACGCTTAGCGGTGTGATATAAATGTACCGCGGCTTCGTCTGGTAAAACATTGAAAAATTCACCATTGTCTGCGCGATATTCACAATAATCTTTATGAACTTCACGTTCAATTCGTCTCGCTAATCTTGGGTTATCTACCTTATGTTTGTAATGTACATTGAATTTCGTGGGAACGCTACTATTCAATATTCCCAATCTCTGTTTCAAATTACCTGTGTACCCGAGTTTGACTGGTGTGAACGATGGATTTGTTAGTATGTACACAAATGTCATAAGATATTTTATATAGAATTCTTTAAATGTTCGTAATAGATAAATGACAAGTTGGTTGGGATCAAATGAATGTTCCCTTCCTGAATGGTACAACCCCATTGACCCAATTCTTCAGGAATTTTTAAGAGAATTTCACTATACGAATAATGAATCGCGTCGACGGTTTATGTGGTTATCGTGTATATACGACACACCGCGTCAGACTGAGTTGGGTTCGTGTACGCTACTCAAACGTACACGTCGTTCCAAGCGTTTGAATTCCACCATGACGAATGTCACTTTTATAAATTTTACCAGGCGCGAATTAACAATAACAGTTTCGACTATAGCGACAAATATAAGTGGGTGTGGAATAGGTGTAATGGGGAATAGTGTCACTATGGATGTTACTAAAACGACGCCGAAATCACAAACGATAACTATAAAACCCGTATTACACGAACACAATCTGGTGAAACGTATCAAAGATAAACGTATACTTAATCATTTCACGAAACGCTCCATCAAACATACTACAAATAAAATGCATTTAATTATTCCGAAATGTTTATCCGCATCTACGGCGCAGATTGACCCATGTTCATTTACATATTATTTAACCGTGAGTGTAAAGGGTAAAAATGGAAAGCAAAATGAGTTAATGACGGATATATTACATCATTCAAATTGTGACGTTATATTCAACGACGAAAATATTGACCAAGATAACCTGAGTAAAAGTATAACTAAACACATAATAGAACACGTCGACCAAAGAGAAAAGGATTTGGCGGACGCGACCCAAGAATTAGAGGAATTAAAATTACGAAAAAACGAATACTTAGAAAAAGTTAAGAAAATACAGGGTGAAGATTAGTTTATTTTTGGAGTAACTCCAATGCTTTGAGTTGGAAAATATCACATTGTGCGTTAATAATCAGAGGTACCCATTCAACACTTCTGATAATTGCCTCATCTTGTGACACGGTTTCAAACATTTTGTTATAGAAACGTGAATAAATGATTGGATTATTCATCAGGGGTGTTTTTGGGTATAGCATACACCATGACATTTTTGTGTGTTTTGCGTCAATAGGTGCGAGTGTACTAAATGTAATCAATTCATACGGAGATTTTAGTTTAATTCGAATAATCGAAGTTGCCGGTGAGACAAATCTACTATGAATTTGTGAACCATTCTTTGGCTGCATATGCTCCGTAAGTTTAGATGATGCCTTGGGTTGGACGGTGGCAAAGCAGTCTACGTAATCATCGAATGTTTCAATCTTTGTATTTTTTATGATACCGTTATCTTCGTCGGCAAAATTATGAACAAAATTAATATGAGAGATATCTGTTGCGTTTAAAATCCAGTCATAAATATTTCCGTCAAGTTCTTTTGAACCGTATACCTTTACCCAGTCGGGGTCGAACAATTCTTGACAATATTGTGTGGGAAGATTATCAGCCTTTTTTGTGTTCCATATAAACCCACCATTTTCGACAACTGGGTATGTTTCTAAATCACCATTCATTGGCAAACCATTCATGGATGGAACGTTTTTCAATTTACCTTTTGTGTCGTATTCCCAACCATGATATGGACATTGAATATTATTACCCTTTATTTTTCCATTACATAGGTTGGCACCTCTATGTGGACAGATTGAATCGACCATGGCGATTTTACCATTTGAATTTTTAAACAGTGTGTGATTTTTACCATTCAATGTAATCCTCTCAATACCCAAATTTTGGGAGATGCCTACACCGTACATTTTTTTATATAACGTTTCATTTTTTTAAATCTCCGTAAATATCTAAAATATCTTTGACGATCGGACTTCTTTCTATATCTTCGTGATCGAAAGTGATACACTCAATTCGCTTATACGTTTTATTATTTAGTTTTTCGAATATATCTTTCAAACCATTTTCTTCATATTTTCTATCATGTTGATTCAAATCTCCGGTGATAACCATTTTACTGTTTTCACCTATACGCGTGAGTAACATTTTCATCTGATTCGGTGTCGAATTCTGCATTTCGTCCGCGATTATATAGGCGTTTTTAAACGTTCTACCCCGCATGTAAGCGAGTGGGCATATTTCTATCGTTTTTTCTTTCAGCATGTACTGTATTTGGTTTTGTGTGTAAAATTCTGAAAATATATCTAAGATGGGTCTAGTCCATGGATCCATCTTTTCTTCTAACGTACCTGGTAAATATCCGATATCTTCTTCTACGGATACAGTGGGTCTTGTAAGGATTATTTTATTGTATGCGTCATCGTTTAATCCATTTATAGCGGCATAACACGCAAGCATGGTTTTTCCAGTACCCGCTGGTCCTGTGGCGAAAATCATAGGTTTGTTACTGTACAGCACCCTGTTATATTTCTTTTGATTTTCATTTTTAGGAACCATGGATGGTATCTCCAAATCCATGTCAAACTGTTCTTCTTGGTATTCTGTTTCAAATGAACACGGTGATAATTTTTCTCGACGACACTTCCTACCCCCCATATATTTCTATGATATTATTAATGAAGGTCATCGCTCACCGGGGGTATTCGCTGCAGTTCAGAGATAACAGCAAAGAAGCCATAAAAGAAGCCATACACAGGGAGTATGACGGTGTGGAAATAGACGTACAGTTATGTGCGACCGGTGAAATTGTACTGTATCACGACGTATATTTAGGTAATCATTTTATATGTGACATGTCATTGGATACACTCCGGGAACACGGCGTTTGTACTTTACAAGATATCTATGATGAAATTCCATCTATTGAATATGTGTTAGTAATCATCGACATCAAAGGGGTTGATAGGACTATAGCGCATGAATTGGTAAAGTTTTACAGTTCAAGATCGATCGAACATGTGTATTTTTGTAGTTTCAATAGAAAAATTTTATATGATTTACCTCGAATGTTTAAATTAGGATCAACATTCGAGACAACGTTCAATAGAGAAGAATTTAGAACAATAACACGTGGTTTATCAGCTGTTATAGTTCACTGGACCTGTCTAGATGACGAGTTTATTTGGTATTGTAAATTACATAACATTCGCGTGTATACGTATACACACAAAGAAGACAAAGAACTTGAGTATATGTATAGGTATTATGTCGATGGTATCATAACGAATGGATTTTAGATGGGAATACTGGGTCTGGTTTTATTTACATAGTATATGTAACCACCTACTACCGTACAAAGTGCGAGTAAGATGTAATTGAATGAGTATTTTTTCTTTTCCGAAAGTTGAACAATTTTAGCGGCTTCTTCTTTATTTGGAAGCTTTGTCACGTTATTATTTAACATATCTATTTTACCTATGAGTGCGTAAAGTGCTTCTAGAATTTGAGCTTCTTTGTTAATTGGTTTTTCTTTGATATCAACTGTCGTAATTTCGAGAACCATGTACCATTTTGCGTCGGGTTGAAGTAACACGTACGATCCATTCGATTGATATTCGTTTATTGTGAAGTTCATTTTTTTAATTGAAATGGGGTTAAAATAATTTGTTTTTCTTTCGTAAGGTTTCCATTGTTTATCTCGTATTGCCGAGTGAGAACCGTGACTATAATGCCTTTCTAATGGTATTCGCGCAAATATTTGACTATTACGTTCATCGAGCATTTGTGCGACTTGTGGAATTTCTGGACAAATGATATCGATATACTTTGCGATATCTGATACGTGAGAATCGGAATTTGGATTTGCTTCTCCTATTTCAGTAACGTAAAAGTCTACCATTTTTATACCGAGAACTCTACTAGAATCTTCTACGTGTGTATTCGATTTGAGTGTGAGGTCAAGTGAAAATGTATTGTTCGTTCCATTTACATATTCAGAATCGACGACAATATACTGAATCTTTTTGGGTATATCCTGTAATGATAAAACCATCTTATAATGATTGAGATAAAAGTTTTGACTTAAGTCACACGATTTTTATAAATAATTAAACAAGATGACCGTAACGCGTCACACTGAACATGATGTTCTCGAACTTACATCTCAAATCGAAATTTTGCGCATGGAAAATGAACGTTTACGTGCGGAAAATGAAGATCTAAGATCGCGCGTGAAGCCTAAAAAGGAAAAACCAGTCAGAAAAAGATGCCCGCATACGACTGCGAAAGGTAGTCAATGCCTGAAGTTTTGTTGTGAAGGTTTTGAAACGTGTAAAGTTCATTCAAAACCACTAAAACCCGCGAAGCCAGCTAGACCCCCACGCGTAAAAAGACAGCAGTGTATTGGAACTAATATTAGAGGTAATCCATGTCGCGGAAAGTGTATAGAAGGTAAAACGTATTGTGAGCGACACGATCCTGATATACCCGTCGTATCAAAGAAACCGAAGCGTCAGGCGAAAAAGGTTGTACCTATGCACACGCATGGACCCGGGGAAAAACCGGTGATCCCGTGTAAATTGTGTCAAACACATGGAAACATGTTCAATCCAGGGACTGTGAATATTTGTTTTACAGAAACTCCGGGAATTGATGGATATACATTACGAAATCGAATTATAAAAAAAATTTGTGTATAGTAGATGGTTGATGGTATTGAATTTTTACTTTCAACGATTGTCGTGACAGCTCTTGCTCTTACACAAGTTGGTAAACATAACGATAATTCTATCAAACCTCGTAACGAAATTTTAAATAGACCCGAATATTTTATGATGGGAAATCAATATTCACCTAAGTTTAATAAGAAATGAAGTAAATATAAGTATTATACGAATTGTGATGAAATACTGTACGGTAACATGTCACATGTCAAAGGGGCCTCATGTGATGAGCGATAATCACAAATGTGCGGAGAGAAAGTTGATACGTCAATTATACGTATTGTGTTTAAAACGTGGTAACAAACCTCACAAATTTGCGAATTGGCTTCACCGCAAATTTGGAGAATTAACCATTTCAAGAAAAACTGCATATGGTGATGGGATTTCTATACCGTGTGTTTTGTGTAGAAAATGTTTAGAAAAATACGATATTCGTTGGTGTGCACACGACGGGAGAGGGTGGATTCATAGTAAAAAATCTGAATACATTCCTAAATCTCGACCGACACGGAAACAGAAAGATGTTTTGGGATTTGGGGATGATATTTGTCGTTCGATTATGTAGTAAAAAAATGTTTTGGTATAATACATATGAACCGTTCTTCTATAGCAATCATACTTTTTATCATTTTAGTAATCGTGATTGCGGGTTTTATTATCACCAGGAAACCGGCGGGTGAGACGAAAACCGAAAACGACGCGGAAGTGGATAATGTTGTAGAAGAAGATGACACGTCGAATCCTGTTGATGGATTAGAAGAGTTGAAAGAAAAACTGAATGAGTTAAACGAGACTGGCCGCGTAGAAACGTATGTGGCGGACGGCAATCCATCCCTGACTCTTGTTGGTACAGCGATCGAACAATTTCTAGATATCGCTATTGCCACTTTGAAGCAACCCCTTGTCAATGAATCTCTGAAAAAGACTTTCAAAGATAATGGTAATATTGATGTTATCAAAAACCTGGTAATTTCTATAGGTAAGGAAGTTGTTTCGAGTATTAACGATAATCAGTTACTGGCATGCGCTAGACCTTTTGATTGTGAATATGTTTCTGCTAGTGGAGGTCCAATCAAGTGTGCCGAACATGATGAACCGTTTGAGCATTCGTCTCTAGCTCAAAAATATGTAATGAATGACAAGGAATGGAAATCTGAAAAGACGTCTGATTGTGATAGATATATTCCAGTTACAAATTCTATACAAAATATCAAAGACCGCGTCAAGAATAAAATTGTGAGTGAATTACTGGATCCTACCAAGCAAGAACTTTTGTATAACACGATAGTAAATCTAGGTAAAAATAATATTGATTTCTTCGATAAACATATTGTTCATACGAGCATAGCCGTAAAATCCCGCGGTAATCCTTTTGATGAAGGTGGTGAGTTTTTTGAACATGTGCCAATTGATAAATTCAGGGTTTTACTCCAAAAAAACATTAATCGGCTTAGCGAAGATGGTACCCCATCTGACACCTCAACTCCCCCTCCCTTCCTCGACGATGGGCTCCAAGCAGCCAGGGGGATAAATGAGGCAAAGAGGGAAGAGGATACGGCGCGTAAGATGGCGAATATACCTAGTTAATCCTCCCCATTTACTATCACTTCACAAATTTTTTCCACTTCCGTGACCTTCCCCACGTTCGCGGTCCCCCTCCCCAA